ATGAATAAAATAACTGATGATGGCGCTAAAATTTACACACCAATGACGCTAAAACTTTATGACTGGTGGGTGCTAGGAGTATCGAATCAATATGCCTGGAAGTGTCCGACCAGGGAACACCTTCTTCCCCATTTTCTCCAGCATTTGAGTAAATCACATCTGGATATTGGCGTTGGAACAGGATTTTATCCCTATCACGCACCTAACGGCTGTGTAATATCGCTAATGGATTTGAATGAAGCCAGCCTGGACGCTGCAGCATCAAGAATCGGGGAAGCGAAAATTCAGCGCAAAATTAAGCATGATGTGTTCGAATCTTACCCTACGGATTTGCACAATGAGTTTGATTCCATTTCCATGTTTTATCTCCTGCACTGCTTGCCTGGCAATATATCAGCAAAAGCCTGTGTGATAGAGAATGCCGCACGGGCTTTAACAGACACGGGTACGCTGTATGGCGCAACCATTCTTGGCGATGGTGTTATACACAACACTTTCGGAAAAAAACTCATGAGCATCTACAATAAGAAAGGTATTTTCTCAAACTCAGATGATTCTGAAGAGGGACTGAAACAGATTCTGTCAGCGCATTTCGAACATGTTAATACGCAAGTAACCGGTACTGTAGCAATATTTTCAGCATCAGGTAAAAAATAGTATCCTGACATTATTAACTGACTGCCTGGACCAATACCATTAGGGAAAGGCAATAAAAAAAGTCAGATATTTAAACCCGCAAAAACCGGGCATCAAACCCGGTTCTTCTCACTATCTGAACAAACCTTACGCGCTCAAACCACGATGTTCCAGCATCGACTCCATTCGTGGTTCTCGTCCACTCCACTGGCGATAGAGTTCAGCTAAATCAGTGCTATTTCCGCGGGACAAAATCGCTTCACGGAATTTCTGCCCGTTTTCACGGGTTAATCCGCCCTGCTCTACAAACCATTGATAACCGTCATCGGCCAGCATTTGCGTCCACAGATAGGCGTAATAACCCGCGGCATAACCGCCGCCGAAGATATGGGCAAAGCATACTCTTCAAATGATGTATTTATTGATAATAAACAATTATTTAGGGGGCTTTAAGCACGGCAATTTGCGCATTTTTATTCACTATTACAATGTCTTACTATTCAGCAAGTTGTGTATCGTTTTGGGGAAGAATTTTGCTGAAAAGCGGTTTATCCTTGGTCAATTTAGCTCATATTTCAATCAAAACTCTGTTTAAACGGCGTATATCGATCCACTATACGATTTAAAGTGTGCACCGATTTTTACACCGGAGAATCATCATCAGCATCCGTGCTGTTGATGAAGAACGTCACCCGCCCCAGCACCTCCACCTCTTCCGCCGCCTCCCCCTCGATCGCTTCACCATCATCACAAATCAACGCCCTGCCCATGACCCGGGCAAACTGTGTCCGTCCGCCGGACAAAATCAGCAGAACCTGATTCTGTACCATCCTGGTGCACGGCTCGATAACCGCAAATCCGGATGATGTTTCGAGGATGCGGCTGTCCATGCCGATCCCGCAGATAATTTCCGGAGATAAACGCGGGGCTACGAAATCAGCCGCCGGTGAAGGAAAGCCCATTAGTGAACCCTCCCCATGTTGCGCAGGATCCAGTAGTGATTGTCGGTTCCGTCAGTTGTCTTATCCGTGAAATCTGGCTGATAGCGCTCTATCCAGTCGTTGGCGTCGGCCCGGCTGAAATGCCAGTGGACCTTTGCCAGTTCGCGGATAAAGTCTTCAGTGCGCAAGCACCGGTAGCCCTTGGGGTTTAGCTGTATTGCGGCTACAAATGCGGCGTGAATGTCGTGACGGCGGGGCATGATCTGCACTCCTTTTACTGTTTTTATATACAGTAGTTTTAAAGCGAGTGCAGATCAATGAGGTGGCGCCTATCAATGCCGCCGACAGGAGTTAAATGGTGGTGACGAAATACACGGCGGTGCAGGCCAGAACCGGAACGAGCCAGTCGAGAAGGCTGGGTATGTTCCATGCTCGCCTGTCGAAACCTCCCCACCACGGCATGTTGGCCCGCTTGCCTTCGCCGAACTGCGCAATCCATCGGTACTCCGCCTGGGTGTGCTCGCGGGCGATAAACCACATGCAGCCTATCGCACCGCCAGCGCTCCACATTCCTGAAACAAGACCGATCGCGCATTGCACGGCGATAGCAAAAGCAGCATGGATCAGCGGAGTAAAATCAGACATGATTTGCCCCCTCAAGTGCTGCGATGCGGGCAACCAGGCTTTCATGCAGCGCTAACATTCGCTGGTAGTTCCGGCGCTGCAGTGCAGCCTCCAGGGCCAGGGCCTCTTCATAGCGAATTCCGTAACCTGAACCTGCCTCACGGGCAGGGGTTACAACTCTGCCAGTAGCTTCATCAATAATATCTGGCGAAGCCTCCCATTCGTCATAACAAATAAAACCAAAACGCTGCGCGTCAAGATTGTGTCGCTCAAAAGCCTCAATGTATCGTTGCGCGATCGCGCCAAAATGCCAGCGGGCACCATCAGCACCTTTAACCTCCACGCGATCCAGATACTGATACTGTACCCAGTTAACCTCAGCCGCAGCGTCCAGCATTGCATCGGTAATCTCCAGCGGTGCCGTCTTGAACTTCTCATCAGATGTCACAGTGAATGCCGTCTGGGTGAACCCTCCTGCCCATGGAGCACCTGCGACACCACATGTTCCAGAGTTGGCTGTTTCTGGCCTGATACTTCCCGAGAACATAGTCAGTAGCGCCCTGAGAATCCAGTTACCTTGGTAAGCCACACCAGAGCCGCCAACGCCAATCAGTCCGGTTCCGGCAACGGTCTGTGCTGAAGGGAAGTGCTGGAATTGAGTGGTGTCACCAGTGGGGGCCTTAAGCGCCACCGTTCCGCCATTAACATCAAAATACGTCACGCCAGACTCATGGATCAGCGAAAACTGGTTAGCCCAGGTAACAGGTCTCTTCCATGTCCTTCCCGGCATACTCATAGCCCTGGCATTGCCTGCCGGTAATTTGAAGGCTGTCGGGGTGATAAAGCCAAGGATTGAGTCTTCCTCGAAGAACTCACTGAGAGCAACTTCATATGCAAAACCAGTGATCAGCTCGAACGTGTCCAGTGCATATGACATCCGGTGACTATGGCAGTTAACCAGAATATTGCCTGCGGTAGCTATCCTGAATCCAATTTTAGTATGAACCCCTGGTGATTTTGCGTTTGCCCAGACGATGATGTTCGTCAGTTTCGAAAATCTCGTAGCGAGGTCAACCCCAACAAAACCATCTGCTTTATTCGTGGCCTCTTCGCGCTCAAGAATAAACATATCATCCATGAAACAGGCTATTGGCGTATCGTTGCTGGGAGATCCAGCGGGAGGGAATACTTTAACGCCAATTGAGTATGGATTGATATGGGTATTGGAAATGCAATGGTTATTCGATGGGTTGACCGTCCCGGAAATAGCGACGCCAAATCTTGTTGCTACGACCTGGGAAAAATGGATCTGATTCCCTTCGGTTTGCCCGCTTAATTTAATGCCCCACGCGTCAAGCAGGAATATTTTGGAGTTTGTTACGATACAGTTGGTGGCCTTACTTGCTACGATCCCAGAGGAGCCTGAACCTGTGAGCGTTGCATATTTTGCATTTAAATCTGACCCATACACAACTAAGTTGTTAATTCTTACTTCCGAAGGTTTATTGTTAGCTGTATCATCACCTAGTTTAATACTTGTCAGCCACTCTCCATTGGCAACTGCACCATTAAATCGGTCCAGAGAGTCCACTCTCATTGAATTTAATTCAAGTTTAACGGACTGACTATCACCACTATTCGGAAGAAATTCAAATCCAACGCCTGCGAGTGTTTTATCTGTGAGAATGGAAAATCTGGCTAACTCAGAGTGTACGGTTCCGCTGCTCATCGCCGATAAGTCAAGCGAAACACCATTTGTAACATCACTAAAGAGTATTGCTGAATGTGCGGTGCCGTTACCCACAAGCCGCACTGGGCGAGTAATTTTCGGTAATGGAACAGTTGTTTTGTATAGGCCATCAACAAGATAAATCGCGTCATCGCTGGCCCCTGAATTGATGTGATTAATAAATGCAATCAATGCAGATGATGAGTCATTACCAAAACCTGAATGGCCTTTAAAATCTGATACAGTAACAATATTTCTCAAGGCCAGACCGTTATCACGCGACCTGATTGGGCCTGAAAGCAATTCCTGACGCAATGCAGCGTCCCCAACGCTTACAAAATGTGCAGAATCATTAGCCCATGATGCGGCATCATTCCCGTTAGTGGTGAACGGTAATTCGGTAGCAGCCGTTAGCTTCCAGAGCTCATTGTTATAGCGAATTAACTGATTGTATTCATCAATGGTGAGCGGACCATCAGTATATTCTCCGATAACATCATACCCAGAGTTCTGAATAAATGTATTGAAGCGCTGCTCCTGGGTAAGCAATTGAGCTGAAAAAGCCTGCTCCATTCCCCATAAGGTATTCCGATTTTTGCCAAAACGGTCCTTCCAGAATGCTTTGGTAATATCGTTTACCGCAAAGTCCAGGTTCTGGGCGTTATCGAACAGGTCCTTCGGATCCATTGACCCTAATGGGTTATTAGTGGCGTATTTGGTCATGCTCGCTCCGGGCATAAAAAACCCGCCGAAGCGGGTCAGATAATTTTGATTTGGTGTTAAGCGGCGTCGCCGGGATAGGTGGCGTCGTCGTAGGCGTACTTCCTTGGGTGGTACTGGATGGCTGTTACCTGACTGATTCCGTCGTTACCCGGAGATATTTCCCCCACCAGTGCGTCATACGGCACACGAACTGACGAGCAGAACAGCAGGCGCGGCGGCTCAATATACGGGTCGTTCATCGCCCAAAATTCTGGCTCCAGCGCGGCGCTGTACGGCACCGAGAGGGTGAAGTCATCAATGCGTGTCGGCACCACCATAGCTGATGCCCTGCCGTCCTGGTGGCGGATAATCACGCGTGGGCTCTGAAACGACCAGTCCGGCGCCTCACTAAGCGTCATGGTGATTTTGCTGCTGTCATACGTCATATAGGTAATCAGGCAGCTCAGCTGCTGACCGCCAGGGATGTCATCGGCCATTACAATCCGATCCATAAACTCATAACAGAGCGCATCCATTTCAGTTGAGGTGGTGTGCTGCAGGCGCTGCAGCTGGTAGCCCAGCAACCGGCGCATGCCGATGCGATAAGCACGGTCCTCATCCAGAACGCCATCCAGTTTGTAATCCTCCACCTTCACTGGCGTCAGATTCCCGGGCAACCGGCACTGAACAGTTTCTTCAGCCCATGTCGTGCCATTGATATAGGTGACATCGACCCCGTCGTAATCATCCTGACTCGGCGCCTTAAAGGCGGTCTGCAGTTCCTCGGTGGTTTCCTGCGGGGTGATCATGCCTACCCAGGGTTTGATGCCTTCCCTGCCGGCAGACGCCAGCCCGTCAGACAGCAGAAAATATCCCATCCCCGCGTTGGTGATTTTCTGCAGCACCTCCAGTGCGGACTTGCTCTCACCGCTTGCCCAGTCGAACTTCTCACCGCGTGGCGTCCAGTAGGTTTGCTCCAGCGCATCGATCGCCGCTGTATCAATCTGGCTGGCGGTGAACCCCAGCGACTCCAGAACGTGGTAAAGCGCACCGCTGATGCTCCGTGCCGTTCTGCCGCCGCTGTAAATCCGGGTTGGTGTAACGCTTACCCGGCGATCCGACATGGCCGCCAGGCGATTTCCTGTGCGCACGGTCAGCGCCATGGTGGTAACGCCGTCGTATTTCGTGGGGCGCTTGCTGAGCCGTGAGCGCAGCGCCTGCCAGAATACCTGGTCGCGAGTGCTTCCACCCTTAACCGGTTCGGTGCGGCGCATACGGATCTCATACTGCCCGGGCGACACGCTGTAGCGATGCGTAAACCCGATCTGGTTTTCAGTGCTGCGTGAATAGAACGGAGACTGCTGCTGCCAGGCGGTGGTGCCAACTTTGCGATACTGGATCACCAGGCGTACCGGCATGGAACGCTTATTCCCCTGGTCGGTATAGCGCACCAGGCCGCTCTGGAAGTTGATGTTCACCTCGAATGCATCCAGAGTTTCGCCATCAGGGCAGGCCAGGAACGGGCCAACCCATTCATAGTCGTCGCTGACGCCCGTCACGGTGGCATCCAGCAGCGTGCGCTCTGTGAAACCCGGCCACGATGGGTCAGGAGTCGTGATTGTCTCACCGCCCGGGCCGGTGGTGACCGTAAGCCGCTCAACCGTTACCGTCTGGCTGTCCACATCGGTGATCCGGAACTGATTGCCAGCCAACCCCAGCGAGAAGCGCTGAATGCCCTCCGGCAGCCCAGTGAAAGGGGTGCCAGTGGCGCTGTTATAGGCCAGGGTAATGTGCGCCTGTACCTCCGCCGTGCCGCCCGTTGATTTCACGCCTGCCGTATTAACCGGCGCATCACCGAACACAGCAACGGGTAGCGGGCTGTTCGTAATGGTCCCGCCAGCATACGGGCTACTGGCCTCGCCGATTTCAAGCCGCCCACTGTTATCGCGCGCGACCAGGCCGGAACCAGACAATTGCGAGGTAATCGAGGAAATCAAGCCCGACATGGTCACGTAGTTTGTCACCAGCGATACCGGGTAAGTCGTACCCTGCCAGCTTATGCTGAACGTCACAGGCGTGCTGCTGAAATCGTATGTCGTCGGCGCGGCACTGGCGGTGATTCTGGCGGCACTACCACCTACCCCCGGCACCGCCGGAACGCCAGGGACGTAGCTGGCGATCACCAGGTCGTAGTCGTTGCCGTTATAGTTCAGGGATACCGGCATTCCGACCACTGGAGCCAGCTCCTCCACCCCGCCATAAATCACGCTGTAACCGCCGGACGACAAGACCGTATAAGAGTTTGGCGCCAGCACGGTGATGACCGTTCCAACAGTCCACGACGGCGGGATCTCCTCATCGCCAGACGAAGATACGTCAACCAGCGTGATGGAGGTTCCGGACACGACCAGCGCATCCGCGATAATACTGACCGTCTCCGGGCCACTTGAGCCCAGATCCAGCCCGGCGGTACCTGAGCCGGTATTCCCGACCTCGGGTGAGTTGAACCAGTTTTCAGTGCGCGTGTCGCCGGACACCGTGGCGCCAGGCGGATAGAGGGTGTAGCGCACGTCGGTACCGAACGCGGAGATTGGCGTATTACCGATCCGGATATCGGACTGGTTAATCACCATGTCGCCGACCCCCACGCACAGGAACATGCTGGTTTCCATGCTGGTCTCGTTGACGAACCGGCTTACCGGCTGCACGACGTAATCAGGCCAGACACGATATTTGCCGAAGATTTCCCGGATTGGGTCTCCCAGTTTCGCCGCGTTTGCTTTTGCCGGGTTGAGGTCAATCTGGTCTCCGCTGGCCGCCTGGGCTCCGCCGCCGCCAGCCTGAGAAATTGTGCTCATCATGTAGATGCTGTAGGCAGCAGAGGCGACGGCTACGCTGACGGCAACCCAGATCGCGATTTCTGCACCGGTACCGTATGGCACCGGATACATCCTGACGTCTGTTTCTCGCTTGATAACGCACAGTGGCCACTCTGACGCCGGGACGGGAACGCCGTCGATTTCAACCGCAACCGGGTGCTGCTGATCCGGTGCCCAGTCCTTCACGTTCCGCGCAAACCAGGTGCTGAGTATCATCGTTTCATGTTCGTGCTTTTCCAGCGGTTCGCCCGGCAGGCGGGAGGGGTAGATTCGGATCGTCACTGGTAATACTCCACGCGAACAAAGCGGCGCGCAAACCGCGCCAGCGGTAGAAAGGTTACGTTAGTGCGAGGGTTGCACTCCGCAGCGCGCAGCTGGCCGTCAATCTCAACCACGATGGCAACGTGTGTCACCACTGAACCGGAGTAACAGGCGATGCCCGCGCCCGGGGCCGGTTCACATCGCGACAGGCCAGCCATCAGCCCGCGCGCTTCCCGATCGAGGCCGTTATCATCCTTCGTAACTCCGGCGAAATCAGGCCATGGCGCCAGGCCCAGATCGCGCCTGATTTCATTAACGATGCCAAAGCAGTCCAGCGCGGGATAAGCGCGCCCGCCCTTCTGCCACTCGACAGAACGATATTTATCAGGATTGAACATGGGCGCCTCATAAAAAAAGCCGCTTCAAGCGGCTTACTGGTTGGTGGCTTTTTCTTCTTGTTGTGGCTGGTATCCAGCCAGAGGATTGCCGGTGAAGTAAGGCAAGCCAAGCTCCCTTAATTCTTTTTTTAAGGTCCTGACCTTCTCGATTGCCTCATCTAAGGAGGTGGTATCAACTTTTACGGACAGCGTTAATTTTTCCATTCATCACCTCTGACGTTTAAATTTTTCATACATGGATTGCAGCTCATACTCAGGAAGTCTAATAAGCTGACCTTCGTAAGCCGCCATGTCTGAGATCGCTTTCGCTGCGTGCTTAATAAATTCAAAATTGTCCGCAACCAGATTGGCTGCCTCCTGATCTATTTCACTGCAAACCGCGCTGTATTGATCTGATCGGCCCGTTAGGTTGCAGTAAGCCCAGGCGAGTTCAATACTACGGTGAAAATCAGATGCTGCAGCGCCGAGGTGGTTAAACTCACGGCCTATGCGTTCTGCGTCGTAAATATCACCGAGAAAAGATTCCGCATAAATACCAGCGTGCAGGCATAGCAGTCTGGCTTTTACATATTTACAGGCGTCTTCCAGCGTAGATACTTCCCACTCCATTTCAGGGATAAAAGCACCTGTGTGTCGCCCACTAATAGATAAAATTTTCACTTCGATGCCAGATGAAGATCCGCCATAGCAATGCCATGCGAGCCAGTGTCCAACTTCATGCTTTGCAACGGAGAAGACAATTTCCCTGAGAGAGCCGAGCATAAATCCTCCTTAACGTAAGGTGAGGAGAAATATTTAACTCTGGGAGGGTTCAGCATCAAGTTAAATAACGGAGGCCCGGGAAGACAGGGAGCGTGTAACGGTAGCGCGGCCATGCGGTTTTCAGGATATTCAGGAATCCGGCAGTAATTTGCACCTCGGTCGCCTTCCAGTACCCGTCCTTAATCTGCAGAACGATAGGTGGTGCCGCCGGGTAGCTAAGGTCGGTCGAAATGTACTGCCGCATTACCAGCGTGCCGTTGTTCAGGTTAGCCAGGGCGTTGCGTATCGCAGTGGAAACGATGCCGTCAATGTTGCTGATGGCGAACTGTAGATCCTGCGTGCCGTCACTATTTCTGGCAGGTAGCGCGACAGCCATAGCCGCCGCCTGGAACGTCACTGCCGCCCCCGCCTCAGTAACGGCGGTGATATCCTCGAAGTTCTCAACCAGCCAGTAAGTCTGGCCGCCGACGGTAATCTGCAGCGTGTTGAAGAGGATCTCACTGCCGCCGCTGGCATACAGCCTGTTGAGTGTTGGGCTTGTCATGCTTCCGGCCACTCCTTATTGAGCGCGTAATCGATGATGCTCTGCCCGACAATGAACTCAGGGAAATTACCCCAGCCAGGTGGCAGGATTGGGCGCTCCCATAGCTCCAGGATGGCAGTAAACTTCCAGTATCCCAGCGCGTACAACAGCGGCCCTTCGTAGATATCCTTAAACCGGCACACGTAGTCGCCGACACCCATCGGGGTGCGCATGCGCATGTTGAACCACGCTGCGCCGTCAGTGATCACATCCCTGAACCACACCTCAAACAGCTGCGCCTGGGCATCGTTAAACACCCACGAAACTGATGCCTCAGTCGGAACCGAGGTGTATTTGCGACGCTGGCGCGTACGGCCGGATGTCATGGTGGTTCGCTGGAGCGGGCTTACCGGGGTGAATCCATGCCCAGAGCGTTGAGGCATTGGCAGGTACTGGTGCGGGAAATCAATGGTGCTGCTGATCCCCATGGGAGCTCCTTATGTGATTCGTTGACTGGTGTTGAAGTTGGTAGCGAGAGCGTTGGACAATTTGCCCTTACCGCTGGCGACATCGCTGACGGCCATGGCGTATCCCTGCTGCGCCCCGCGCTTAACCGCGGCCTCAAGCATGGCTTGTTGCTGTGCGGAGTAGTCACCGTTGAGATTGATAATCGGGCTGAAATTGAACGCCCCACCGCCACCGCCTATATCCCGGTTACTGATGACGCGACCGTTGTCACCGGGGATCATGTACTGGCTGCCATTGCTGGCTTTGAAAATCTCAGGCTTGCCGCCCTCGCCCACACGGTACATGGAGCTGGCTGATACCGGGCCGCCGTGTTCGCGGGCACCGGCGACAGCTAACCCCTTAGCGGAAAGAAGAGAAGCGGCGTAGGCCGATTCACCAACAGCAGCGGCGCTGCCGTACGTGGCGATCGACGCACTCATTGCTGCAGGTGCCCAGGCGGATGCGGCAGCAGTTGCCTGCGCCATGGTGGAAGCCAGAGAAGCCGCCGCCGCTGCCTGCCCCATCACCTGGTTTTTAACCCACTGCATACCCATTTCTACGAGGCTGCCGATCACGCTGTTGATGATGGTGGAGCCGACGTTAGCCATTGCTTCCTGCAGGCTCTGGGTGCCGTTGATTAATCCAGTGAGGGCATTGGTTGCCCCGCTCTGCAGGCCCTCCAGCGAGGTAGCCAGCAGTTCATTACCAGCGCTCTGATTACGGTAAATCTCCCACTGGGCGGCGATACGCGCCTGCTCGTACTCTGTATCAGCGGCTGCTCGTAGCGCCAAAGCATTCTGGTGGGTTAATACGCCCTGCTGCTCGTACTGCTGGATCAGCGCCAGCTTACGCGCGTTCTCGTTCGCCAGTTGCTGCACCGGGTCAACAGTGCCAGCCGCTTCCTGTTGGGGCGTAACTGCCTGCTGAGCGCGGATTTTGGCGAGGTTGGTCTGGTGCGTCGCCTCCAGTCGTTCTGCGGTTTCGTTGTATTGCTCCTGACTGATTTTCTTCGCGGTCAGGGCAGTATTCAGATCCGCAACATCCTGCTTATAGCTGGCGTTTTCGCGCGCTTCCGGCAGGAGTTTTTCGGCAGCTGCTTGGGCTTTAAGCGCGTTGGCCGTATCCCATTTTGCAGCGGCATACTGACCGGCAAGTTCGAGGTCTTTTTGAGTTGCGGCGGCACCCAGAGACTGCTGGGCCGTGAGGATGGCTTGCTCGCGGCTGAGTTGTTGCGTCGACCCGGCGGCCAGCTCTGCCTGCTGTTTCAGATTTTCCAGTTTCTGAGCAATGGACTCAGCCTGTGATGCGCCCTTCTTCTGCTCGGATTGAAGCGTCTTTTGCGCCTGCGTATTGCGGTACGTGGCAGCGGCATCATCTTCCATGCGCTTGGCATGCGGATCATCTTTTGCAAATCCCGCATCCTCAGCTGCGTATTGCGCCTGCAGTCGCGCTCGCTCCTCACCCTGCAATTTTGACAGTGCCAAGTTGCGTTCTGTCTGCTTGATAAGGTTTTTCTGGCCAGCGGTGAGATTGTCCATCTCAAGGTTCATACCGGCCAAGTTGACTTTTGCCATCCCAGCCGCACCAACTAATTCCGTTAGTGGTTTCAAAAACTCGATAATCGCGTTAGTTCCGCTATCTGATGAGCTTTTGGTGTTTTGTAATTCTATGACCAATCTTTGAAGTGCTTCTGTGGATTTGGTCCGCTGCACTTCATCCATTTGCTTTACAAGTTTAAAGGCAGCTTGCTCAGAGATTGCGAACTTACTCGCAACCGAGCCAACGGTATTGCCAATGCTACTCGCTGTAGCCTGAAAGGCCTGTCCAGCGCCATAAGCCTGCTTCATTGCCTCTGTGTAGTCATCAGTGGTGATATTCAGCGAGGCAAGTCGATCACTGAACCCCTTAATTGATGCATAGCCACCTGAAAAAGCGCTGAGAGCTTTATCGCCGAAATCAATTACCGAAGCTGCTGCATCACCAATAGCCTTCGGTATCTTTGAAACAGCTGAATTATATTCAATGATGGCTTGATTGCGGAGAATGGTCGCTGCTTCTGCGTTAGTTTTAGCGAGCATTGCGTACTTATCTGACAGCGCAGCCACACCATTTTGCGAAATAGTAATGACCTTATCCATCGCCTCGGCCGCATCTTTCAGCGCATCCATGGCTGTCTTTCCGCCGTTCAAAGATGTTATTAGTGCCCCTGCTACAACCGTGCTTAGCGCAAGAACAGCACCTACTACCGCACCTCCCGGACCGAAGGCTCCAGCAAGCTGCGATCCCTGCTGAGCAAAAGCCACCAGTGCAGACTGCCCACCCTGAACTTGAACGATAAAGTCCTGCACTTGGTAGCCAGCTTGCTGCATGCTGGTTTTCCAGTTACCATGCCCTTTTGAACCGGCATCTACACTGGTTTTCATATCGTATAGACGGCCTGTCAGCTCGCCAATTTTCTGCTTTTCTTCATCGGTGGCTTTAGAGCCAGCGCGCAACTGGGCTGCCAGCACTGCAGCGCTGCGAGCACCATTCTCCTGCGCCTCGTCCAGTATTGCCAACTGGTTACCCAATGCCTCAATGATAGATTCAGCGCGATTGAATTCGCTGTTTGCTCCCCCGGTACCGCTGCGAGCTTCTTCCATGGCGCGAGCTATGCCGCTTACATTGGTGTTCAATTTACGCAGTTGGTTATCCATTGAATTGGCATATCCAGCCAGTTCGTTGAACGCCGATCCAGTATGGGATGTACTCTGGTCCAGGCTATCCATACCCTTGCCAGATTGTTGAGCGGCTGCATCCAGCTTATCCAGAACATCAATGGCCTGCTTACCAGCAATCAGTAGGGGCTCGATCTCAGCGCTTACCGTATAGACGACGCTGCCAGCATTTTGTTCTTTTGCCATTGCTATCTCCGGGCAATAAAAAACCCCGCCGAGGCGAGGTTTGTTAAGATTTCTTCCTGCTTATTCTTTGCAATTCTTATTGTAAAGAATGTCGTATTTGACCATTTCAGTATAAGAAAGCAGTGCGGCTATGTCACCAACATATGAAATATCTTCTGACTTAATAACATGACCTCTAACTTTAAAGTTAAAGGTCTTATCATCACGCTTCATGCTTCCATCTCCGCAAACCCATCCACTTATTACCTTGCTTGAGTTTTGCTGATCTGGTTTGAATACGAGGCGCTGATATTCGAAAGGTGGATGATCACCCTCACTCATAGATGATTTGAACATTGTTATAGCTGTATCGGCCCCGTTAGCTACACTTCCTTTTCCGCCATCATCGCAACCAGAAATTAAAAACAGCAAAGATAAGCACATTGCACCCGTTTTCACATCAACACCCCACGCTGTTTATGAATGGAAATTTCATTCATATGTTCAATAACTTTTAGGCCGAACTCAGTTATCACATATGGCTTTGATAAAATATCAATCATGTGCGAGAGATGTTTATATGGGTCTTTTAATATCTCGTCGTTTGGGTGGTTTTTAGCATTGAAATGTGCGACCCCTATTAGGCCAAAAACTAGTTCTTCGAGAGTAATTGATCTTGTCACACCATCGTAAGTAACCGTATTTCCGCCAGTGGTTGCTTCCAGGTGGCGCAGATATGCTCTGGCCACCTCTTCACTCAAACGCTGCAGTTGCTCTTGTTCGCTCATATATATTCCCTTACCTGTAGGAGGATTGAGTGACAAGTTTTTTACCATCAGGACCTGAACATGAAACCATGATCACGCCGTCATTGGTCCAAATTTTAACAATGTAAAGGATGCCAGTGTTGACAACTTCTTGTGCCGGATAATTGCCAGCTACTTGGTTATAAACGCCGTAGGTGTCTTGCTTGCACCTCTCAAATGATACTGACTCAACGCTCTTAGTAACTGGCGATTCCTGTTCTGGGTAACTTCCAGATGCAGCCATTGAGTTGAGTTGTTCTTTTGTGTACGTATTAGACGCAGAAGCCCCCAAAGAAACCACTGCAAGCAATGCCAAAGTTAACTTCTTCATATCCCTATTCCCCATTGGTAAAAATGAACATCCTACCCAGGAATAGCACAGGCGCAACGGCAACTGCTGATTTATTGATCTCAAGAGGTGCCCGGAGTGAATGCCGGTTACTTCTGATTCGCCTGCGCCCGGCGTGCCGCCTGCTTTTTCAGGTAGTCATCAGCAACCGCGTCGTACTCTTCGCGGGTGAAGCCCTTCTGATCGGGGTATTTCTGCGCCAGCATCAGCTGAAACTCGGTCATGGTCAGCGCCGCCGCCTCGTCCCGGCTCATGCCGAAGTGACTCCGCGCCGCGCTGATGTAGTCGAAGGCCTTAAACTCATCCGTCGTTTCGCCTGACTCATGCCGCTGCAGGCGGCGCACACTGGCCTTACCTACGATGCCATGCTGCATCAGGTGTTGAGCCAGCACGATGATGTCGTTTCTCGGCATCTGCCCGGGCCGGTAAACAACGTATCGACTCCATCCTTTCCACTCACCTATCATCGGGGTGAGATCGTCATCACAGCAGGCCTGCATGATATGCATGCTCAGCGATAGCAGCCGTTCTGCAATGCGATTCATCGAAGGCGATAGCCAGTCCGGAAAGCGGCCAAGCGTGTCAGTACAAAACTGGATGACCGCAGCAACATCACTACCGTGCACCGTGGCATACGCCTGCACAATCTCCGCTGGAGTGCCGATCCGCGTCATAGCCATCAGAGATGGTCGCAGCAGATAGTCTTTTCCGCCTTCACGGCCATCACTGACAGAAAATTCGCCAATGTCGATTAATGCTGTCATGGTCCTTCCCGGGTAACGATCATTATCAAGGGCAGCCGAGGCCACCCTTTGGAATGGCCGTTAGCTGACGGTGAGGGTGTTAGGGGTTGAGGTGATTGTGTTGCCGTTGTAGTCGGTCACTTTCACCTGGCGCACGCCGTTATCCGCTGTGGTTGCGTTATCGAAGTCGATAGTGGTGGTGCTGGTAGATAATCCGGTATGAATGCCGTTTTTGTACCAGTCATATTTGTATGGGGCTACGCCGCCACTCACCTGCACACCCAGGCTAAAATCATCCCCCACAGCTGCAGTCTTCGTCGATGGCAGATCAGCCACAAACACCAGGGCACTAGCTGCGGAGTTGTCGATGACTTCAATGGTGCTCGCATCGCCCACCTTGAACTCAGTGGAGAATGTGACGATGTCGTTGGTGCCGCCATCTGATGACAGCGCTGTCACCACCATGTATCCGATAAACGTTACCGGGCCATAAGGCATGCGTACCCAGATACCAGGCTGACGACGGGCCGCCAGTTCTGCAGCAAAGTAAGTGATGAACTTGCCAATTCCGTACTGATCCAACTTATCCTTTTTGCGCACTTCACCTTCAAAACTGATGGTGAAATCGCTGTTGGTGATGATGGACTCAACATAACCGCCACCGTCATCAGCATCAGAGGTAACGGCGTTAGGGTTGAAGTCGAAGCCTTTATTGGTGCCAGCCGCCAGCGCTAGCCAGTCAGCCTCCAGAGGCTTTGCATCCGGGCAGCCATCACTTACTTCCAGCACGACAGCACCACCGAACAGGCGTTCGTTCGAATTAGGGCAATTAGCCATGTGAAACTTCCTCGTTGACTTATAAAAAGAAAACCCGCCGGAGCGGGTCTGTTTGGTTGAGATGGCTACTCGCCATAGGTACATGCGAACTGGAGTCGAAAGACTATCCGCCCTTCTGCTGTAAGCACCGGCGCAGGAATTGCGCCCATGTTCTGGATATAGCCGACACACTCATCAGCCATAGGGTTGGCCTGGACGTAATCGACGATGCGCTGCACGGCATCGGCGGCGTCGCCGCGCTTATCCTTCGCACCGATCACATCGACGAGGACGTGATGCTCAGAGCCAAGGTCGTGACGGATGTTCGAACCACCGTTTGGCCGGAATACCATCACGGCCTGGGTCAGATCCTCCGGGTCGTCATACATCAACTTCTGCACCGTGAACCCGGCCGTGAGGCCAGCATCACCGAACATGTTGCGCACCCGCTCGTGCATCATGGGTGTCATAGCGAAAGCTCCTTGCGCATCACTGCATCAATAGCATCGCGCTCTTCGTTTGCGCCTTTGGTCAGGAACTGAGGTTCGCCGTGAGGATCCCAGTAGTTCCCCGTCCCGCTGCCGCCGCCGAACTCCTGCCCTGCCCGGGTGGTACCGAAGTGCGCGCGCGGCTGGCCTTTCAACTTGCCGGACGCCTCGTGGACATACGCCGCATAGTTGGCCGAATAGCCGACGCGCCCGGTAATAATCACGCCACTCGCATCAATTTCCCGGAACTGGCTGTTCACCAGCGTAGAGGTATCGATGGGGGTGTAATAAGCAGCCCGGGCACCAATAAGAATCAACGCTGACTGGATGGCGCGGACTGCCTTTCGCCCCTGAACGTCGTTGATGAGGTCGTTGAGGTGCTTTTTCGCCTGGCTGATGCCCTTTACTTTGATTCCCATGATCAGACTCCAGTCAAGATAGCAAAATCATCCGCCACTCGCTCAAACGTGTCGGCGTAGCGGATAACCTGCCGCACCTCGTCAGCACCGGCCGCAACCGGATCTGCGTCGGTAGATTCGCCAATCAGCAGGTAATCACCGGCGTCGGCCAGCGCGTACTCAGTCCAGACAGTGTTCTTCACGACGATTTCAGTGCCCAGACTGCCGATACGCTTTGACAGGCCGCCCTCATAATCGACCATGATGACTACCGGCGCTTCATAGCCGTTTATGGGGTCGCCGTTTTCATCCCTGCCGCCCGCGCCCTTGCGCCAGATGGTGGCCTTGGCGGTGTAACTCCAATTCGCGGTTGCCGACATCAGTCCTCCCTCCAGCGCAGCACCACCGCGCCAGTAGCCCGGATGCGCTCACAGTTGATATGCCACTCGCCGTCTGTTTTCACGTAGCCGGTGGTCTCCCTCCCGGTGTCGGTCAGCACCCAAACGCGGGTGAATGAACGCGGCAGCCGGACGCTTACGGATGTCTAGGTCATCAGCAGCCCCCGACAACCATGAACATGCCGACGCTGTTACCGGCACTAATCGGCAGATCACTGGTGCAGCCGCTGGTATCGAGTCGGGCCAGTGAATCGCGCAGCCAGGTAATGCTGTCATCGCCATACTCAAACGAGCGTGACGCGCCAGACGGCGCACCCTGCGATTTGATGCGGCGAGCGCCGGACGACGTCGCCATAAGCGCAGCGGCGTACATCAGAATCAGCTTCGCGGTGCAGTCGTCATACCCGGCCCCGTCGAGGCACGGGATGATTTTGTTCACCACGCAGAGGATCGGGTCCAGCAGCGCCCCCGGGATGGAGTAACCCAATTCACCGAGGAACGCCTGCACGTCTGCCGCTGTGATTGGGTCAGCCATGGTTAATTACCTTTGGTTTGCTCATCCAGCTCATCGCGGGATTTGGACGGGTTATCGAACTCACGAAGCGCCATGGTTATTTGCCCTTCTTGGTTGCTTCTGTCAGCGCCGATTCTGCTTCGTCAGCGCGCTTAGTGGCGGCTTCCAACTCAGTGGCATGAGCCTGCTTCAGCTGCTCCAGTGCGTCGGCGTGCTCTTTGTCTTTCACTTCAGCGTCCGAATGAGCCTGCTTCAGTTGCTCCAGCGCTTCATTGAGCTTGACCTGCAGCGCTGATGCGTCAGAAGTGACGGGGGCTGACGGCGTTGCCACCTCAAACACCAACTTTTCGCCCTTCTTCTTGTCGGTGTCCCTTGCCTTACCTGACGCTTTCCAGCGCGCCGCGGTCTCATCGTCAACTTCAACGATCGCACCAACCTCCAGATTGCGGAGGTTGGCACCGGCGTACAGATTGTCTGTTACGATTTCTACCAGTGCCATATCTCACTCCTTAGCTGTGTGCGTAGATGACGCTTTTCTTGCTGTTGATGTCGGTCTTGACCATCAGGCCGGCAGCGCCCCAGGTGCGCCAGATGTAATCGCTGTTGTAGAACGGGCGCGGATCGGCAACGGTGCCAAACGCCTGGCCTACAATCGGAGCAATCACGCCAGCGGTCAGCGGAACAATCAGGATCTGGTTGCCAGTCAGCTGAGCATCTTCTTTAATCGCGGCAATACCGGACAGCTTCAGAAGCTCCTGCAGGATGGTGTCAGACTGGTAGTTGTCGCTGAAGTAGCGCTCCAGGTTGGAGATGATGGCGCTCGATACATACCAGGTCTGCTCAGCATACTGGTTGTTGGTCAGCTTGAGCGTATCGCGCAGCTTGATAGCCGCGTTTCGGATGGCTTCCGCTGTAGCAGACGTGCTGGTGAAGTCGATATTCAGGCCAGATGCGCCCAGATCCACCATCGCCACACGCTCGTCGTTCTTCAGGCCCTTCCAGGTCTTATCATCGAACTTGATGTAAGTGCCTTCAGCGTCGCGGTAGCCGTTGTAGATGTAATCCACGTACTGGCGGCGCACTTCATTGGTGGACTCGAACTGAGCATCAGAAATGATATCGAACGCGTCCGGGTTGTTCAGGCGCGGCTCACGCCAGTGGAATTTGAAGCCGGTATCGTGCACCGGAACCATCGTGCCGTCGTACTGGTACTGCACGGCATCCAGCGCCGCACCGATCTGGCCGGACATGGAGGTGTGGGCCCACATGCGACCGCCGGACTTGGCGTATTCGTACACGGTCTGGTTGATGCGCACAGAGCGAGACAGCGGCATCAGGTCGTTGAACAGGGTGAACTCAGTGTTCGGCTGGAATTGACGCAGAACGGTCTGGTCAAACGCCTTATACAGATCCGCCGGAGAGCGCACCGCGTTAATGCCGTTCAGGTTGTTAACCGCATTGATGCGATCGGCCATCTCCTGCATGACGTTGATGCCCTGGTGGTTCAGTGCGGCATCACGCTCCTGCGACAGCATACCGAACTGGTACTGGTTCACGGCCAGGTTGCCGGTCTTTTCGCCCAGCGATTTAGAATAAACAAGCATTCAGTGACTCCTTACTTAATCACTACGCGAATGAGGTCGCCAGCAGCGGCGGTAATGGCGCGTTCTTCGTCGCAATAGGCGCGATCGGCTTCGGTCCCGGCCTGTTTCTTGACCTGACCGTTTACGATTGAGAGCGCGTCGCCTTTTTTGTAGGTACCGGCAGCAGCACGCACGTTCAGGAACATGCCCGGCAGCGGGTGAATGGCAACCAGCAGATCGTCGACCGCATAGGTGTCATCCACCGTCTTACAGCGCAGATAGTCGTAATCAGCTGCGTAGATGATCGCCTTTTCGCTGCCGTCCACGGAGACCTTGAAGACGCCAGCGTCGAAGAAGCCCAGAGTGCCGGGCTTAACCGCAGTGGCGCGACCTTCACGGTTGAGGGTCGGGTTTGGGAATACGCCACCGGCGTGGATTACGTGTTTTCCGTCTTTAGCCATTTTTTACTCCGGCATTTCGCTGACTGACTGGTTATTGGTAGCCTGGCGGAATGCACCATTCAGGCCGGTTGAGGTCTGGCACTGAGCAAACAGCTCTTTCAGCGGCTCGCCGTCCAGCGCGTTCACCGCGACATCGGTCATGCCAAACTTGGCTTTCACCGCAGCGCGCATATTGCCCTTCTCGGTTTCAGCGTTGGCGTTGATCTGGCTGTTCAGGGCTGTCACCTGCTCGGTAAGCACCTTGGCCCAGGCAGGCATTTCTTCGTTGTTGGCGGCCGGCTCTTTCTTTTTCGACTTGCCAGCATCATCGATGTCATCGCCACCGTCTTTTTTGTCGTCAGAAGCAGACTTCTTCATCTGCTCGTTATAGGCATCCCAGACCTGATCGTCGGTCAGCCCCTCGGTTGTTACGCCTGCGGCATTGAGCGTGGCGATCATCTTCTGTTTCATCGGGTTTTGTTCTCCGTTGGTTTTGACTTCGTACTCAGTGGGTTTGCGCACGACTTCGACTGCATCGCCGACCAGCGTCACTGTGCTGTCGTCAATGAGGTATTTTTGCTGGAAGAGTTTCGATCCCTCTTCGTAGATGAATTTGTCCGGCCAGACGGTCACCACATAGCGATAAACATCACTGCCGGACGGCGCGCGGATGGCCTCACGCAGCATCTGGTAGATTTCGTCGAAGGAGGCGTCGGAGTTGTGGGTGAGGAAGAACTTCACCTTATTCACCAGCCCGTCTTTGAGGCTGTTTGCCGCGTCGATGAGGCTGGCAGTTTCGACCTCACCTTCCTGACCGTCAGCGTTCACGAACATGCCGACGCCCTCTTCCGGCGTTCCGGCTCCCGGTTCATCCAGCAGGATGGCAATGTGGTCGAACTGCATGTTGCGGGCGATCCAGGTGTACTTTTTCTCCTTCGACTCGCCCGACTTCTTCTCTTTGTTGGTGAGTAGGCCTGTAGAGAGGTGGATCGGGTCGGTGTTGGTACCGGCGATCATCTCGTCGAGGCGGTTAATCAGGCGCTTGCCATCAGGCTTCGTCTCAGCAACAGCTTTGTTGATATAGACGTCCATGACGACCTGCTCGCCGGATTTGCTGACGTTCTGCGCCCAGGCACCAACGTGATAAGCGTTGATGGCGCGCGGATCGTTGGCGCTGACATACTTGCCATCTACCATCGGGTGCGGAAGCGGCATCAGCTTGCCTTCCATCGTCTGGTAGCTGTTGTTAATCTCCTCCGCCGGATACAGGCCGCTATTCATCACGATGTCATCGACGATCGGAACCGCACCACGAATGACGTAGTGTTCCTGACCGTTGATGGTTGTCGTTGAGATGTTGGAGGCGTTGATGGCGAGGGATTTAACGTGGATGCTGGATAGCTTCACGTTGCGTCCTCTTAGCGTTTCATGGGTGGAATCTTGGGGTCTTTGGCTGGTGAAAAGCTTCCGACCTTTCTGAGCATTAGCGTCCTGCAATGCCTGGGGATGTAATTAAGCGGAATAGCACTATTGAACCGGATGATTTTCCCGCAAGCGCAGCACCAATATTCGGTCACGTTGCGTCCTCATTGGTGGATTTCAGTCAATAAAAAACCCGCCGGAGCGGGTCAGCCTCTAATTATCGGCTTTATACCTTTCAAGCTTAACGTATTTGTTTATGTCTGCTGTTAGAACTGGTATGGCGATATCCGAAATATCACCTATTTTTAAGGTAAAGGGTTCTGCAACCTCAGAGCCTCTATCGAAGGCAATGCGGAACTCACGCTGATGCTCATAATTTTTCTGCTTGTGGAATATTGCATCATTTTCATCTTCCAGCGAGAGTGATTCTTCTGGATCATAATACGTAACCTGTTGACAAATAAGTCTCACTGCTTCTTCTGCATCAACCAATGCTTGCGCTGCAGTTCTTACCCGCTCAAGGAATAGGCCAGTATTAGGAATTACTGCCGCATAGCGACCCAAATTACAAACGTCATCAGGAAGCGTGAAGTACGCTTTTAACTTTTCGAAATCTTCCTCAGAAACGTAATCATCTGATGTTATGCCATGAGAGTGAAGAACCGTGAGGCAAAATACATTTATTGAATCAAAACGGTTACGCCTTAAAGCTATTGGGGCGGCAATTTCACTGCCCGGTATAACAATATCGCCATCAGGATGCTTTATGATCATCCTTATATTAGCGGGCTGCAACCAAGCACTTAGTGCTTCATGCTTATCCCCTACATTGCCTGAATGACTGTCTTCATATTCTCTAAAATATTTTATCGTATTCATATAAAGATTTCCTTTAATGAAATCATCACGATATTTCTCTTCAGAGAATGTACGAACGAAAAAACCAATACCTTCTGACATGATTAATCCTTCACTGGAAATGAAGAAACAACATATCTTTTATTTTTTATGAATTCCACTGCTTGCGCTCTTTCGCCAGCTTATCAGCCAGTCCTACGTTGAATATGCTGCCGTCGTCATTGAGCAGCACAGGAATCTGGCCGCAGTAGCAGTGATACTTATTGCCATCGACTGCATACCAGTCGCGCACCTCTTGCACGGTTCTGACCTTTCCATGCCAGAATGCGTGCGTTGTCCTGGTGGTAGGCTTCAGCGCAGAAAGATGGAGAAGACCGGTATTCAGTCCAAGCCGGTCAGCGGCCCAGTCCGTTTCGTTCCACTGAGCCTGCCGCAGCGCGCCGACCTGTTCGGTCTGGGCGATCGCCTTGGCCCGGCTCATCGACACGTCCAGGCGTTTACTAATGACCGAAGCTGTTTCTCTTGGAGAAACCCCGCGCGCCACCGCATCAGTGATGACGCCTGTCAGGTCTGCCCGGGCAGCATCGCTGATCGCCTTCCAGTCGCTGAACGTTGTCAGCCTGGCAGAGGCGATCTGGTTTTGATAACCGGGGCTGCTTAACAGTTGCTGTAGCGTTGTCTGGCTGGCGTATGCCAGCGACTGCTGCGATAGGTTGTTGAAGGCCTCCAGCGTCCCTCTCCGGGCCTCTGCTGCGACGTAATCCATCGCCCACTGGTTGTTCTCGCCACCGTCCAGCAGGTAGTCATCCAGAATGCTCTGCACCGCCTCGAGCAGCTCTGCCAGCTCCTGCGGGGTCATGTCGTAGATGAACTTCCCGGCGTTGACCTGGTAGAGCCTCTGATCCTCGCCGTTGACGTGACACAGGAAGTGCCAACTGTGGCTGTTAACTTCGCGCTCACGCCCGGTCAGACGCTGGTCAAACAGCGCTTTCAGCGCGCGCTTGATGCCGAGATAACGCTTTTCGATATCCCGGAACATCGCAGTGACCTGCTTTGCCGATCGCGTCGGGTCAACTTTGCTGCGCGGAACTACCGGCGTCCCCACCTTCGTCTTTTGCTCCGGCGTCATCGGAAAGAGGATCATCGGTCGTTACCTTTTTGCCAGGATCTGGAGGCTTAACATCTTCACGAGGCTCAAGCTCTCCGGCCTCTCGCACTTCGTTCTCATCAACAGCTGGAGTGCCGTAGGCCTGCTGAGTATCCTTAGCGACTGCGGCCATTTCCTTCATGTTGGCAATCTTCTCTTTCTCGCTTGGAGCAAGAAGATCAGACCAGGTTAAAGTGATTTCTCCCGACTTCGGCGGCTCGATAACCTCCACTGTCCACAGGCGTTCGATGACTGCGCTGGCGCGGTCAGTCTGGAACCCGTTTCGGCGACCATTGCAGCGCTTGGCAAAGTCGTTTTTGTCCTGATCTGATGCAAGCCTTCCTGTCTGCTGACCAAACAGGATGGTGAATGGCATCTGAACTGAAGAGGAGAACTGGTTCGCTGACACTGTCCACGTTGGACTCGGATCGGCAGCGGCGACAGAGAGCACTTTCGCCTCGCCGTCCTGGGTTACCAGAGCGGAATCCGTACCAGAGTTAAGCTTCTGGATAGCGGCGTTTAGCGCCTCAGCCAGCCCTGAATATCCGGCTTTCTTGGCATCCTCCATGATTTTTTCAATCTTGGTGTCTTTTGACATGTTAATGCCGAGCTGTCGGCTGGCATTTTTCAGGAATCCTTCAGCGCTGCCGCCGGAGGTTTTAGCCATGTCCAGCAGGTCGTTATAGCCTGCACGCAAGAAAGGGATGCCAGCCAGCGAGGATTCATCTTCTGATCCCTCGCAAAACATGATGATACGTTCAGGGTGGATTTTGATGGAGCGCATCGGGCCGACAATATTGCCGCTATCGCCGACGGGTTGCTCCTGGAAATAATAGAACTTCGGCATGGCGTAATCAGGAGACTTCTGATCCTGCTCCAGTTCCCCCGGCTTAACCTGCGATTCCCATGCAGGAATCATCTTCACCAGGCCGCGCTCACGGGACTTACGCATTACGTCACGATTTACTGGCTCATACCATTCCCGGCTGTCTGCAAACTGCAGGATGAGAGCGGAATAGTGCCCGACAAGATTCCGTCGATCGGCGTCTTTCACTTTTGCCCAGTACTTCTTCATGAGCTTGGTGACTTTCTTTTCCCAGGGCGTGGTCTTTTTGGCCTTTTTGGTTTCGTCGCCATCCACGATTACCGGGCTATCAGACCAACATGCATCCAGCAGTTTATGAACCGCACCGAACGCAGCCCCATTGCGCTCGTACATGTTATAGAAGTGGTCAAAGTCGAGACGCTCAGGGTAGCCAAATTCACACCACAGATGGTGCCGCTTGGTGTTACCTGATTTGTTGAAGCCAGCCGCATAAAGCTGACGTGATCTCGAGACCTCGTTGAGGCTGTTCACAATGAGCCCAGCGAGGACTTGCATTTCTGTATCGTTACTCACTGAGTTGTCCTTATGTGAAGAATATCGCCCCAGAACGGCGAGGAGAGTGCAGTACGCGGTAGCGGGTGGCGTCCCAGTCGTGGTCTTCCTGCTGGGTATCTACGTCATCAGGGTTCTTGCTGTCTCTGACCAGCACGGGTATGCGACTAATCCAGCCACGGCAATGCTCGAAAACGTAAAATGCAGGCTTCTCAGGAATGCCAGACTCCAGCTTTTTACCTTCAACCACTGCCTCAAGCATGTCAGCGAAAACCGAAGCTCCATTTACTCGCGAGCCTGGCTTTTTATTGGCTTCAAGCCATTCCACACCCTGATTTTCCATTTTCTGTCCGATCGACAATTCATCGTCACCGGTGTTGAAAATGGCGCTATCCGCCGGGCCGGGGATAACTTCCGAGCATATGCCCGGCATTATGTTCAGTTGTCCCTGAGTTACACCGTCGAGCTGGATCTCTTCCGGCTCGTCGACATCATCGCCTGTCAGCCGCTTATCAATCCACGCCACGCCCTTAGCGACGTTGGTAGACGACATATTCAGGCCTTTGTTCAGCTCGTCAGGCGGGCAGCCATACCACTCGCCAATCAGGATCAGAGACCCGGCAGGCGGGCAGAACTGGCGACCATCTGGCAGCTCAGCGGCAGTGCCATCAGCCTGTGCCCACCACAGGTTAGAGAACGGCTTCGACTCGCCCCAGTCATGAGAGCGGTCAACGGTCCAGCTATCCGGTATGCGGAACGGTTTAATGACGTGCAGGGACTCATTCCACAGGTGGTCAAAGCGCCCGCCACTGGTCACATCCCATGAGCCCTCAACCCACGCCTTGCGCCGGTTGGGGTCTTTGATGGCCATAAGTGTGGCTATGTACTGGGGATCCAGATACGGGTTCTCTTTGAACGAGCCGTGAATCGCAACACGGGTAAGCGTCACGTCCTCTTCGCGTTCGGTCTGCGGGTTAAACACCTTTTGCGTCTCGCGAATGATGGTGCCGCGGGGCGCTGGTTCGATGAAGCGTTTCTTTACCCAGGTATGACCGATGCCAAACGGGTTTGTAGTGCTGAAAGTCTCGAGGGGGATCGGCTTGAGTAATGAGCCATCATCCCGCGGATAGTTCTCAGGCCTGAACGAGGAACGCCTGCAGGAGAACATCATCTCGTAGAACTCTGCCGACTGCTGCTTTGTCAGTTCGTTGAATCCGATGAACGGGAACTCCTGGCCGTGATAATCCCAGTAGTCACCCTCTTCCTTCCCGAAGCGGAACAACAATTCTTCACCTGTTGGCCACACCCAGCGCAGTTCAGACGCTGAAGCCAGATAGCGCGCGCCGTCGTTGAACAGGCGGTACATACGCTTTGACTGGGTGATGATGTCGGTGAGGTTTTTATACTCAGTATCGAAAATGACGCCGCGCCAGAACGAGCCATAGCCCAGACCAACCAGGCGACGAAAGCGCGCCAGCTGCGCGGCAGTTTTACCCGGACCGCGCGTTCCCTCATAGAGGATTTCGTTACACGGACAGCTCAGGGAGAGCGATTGCGATCCCGATAAGGGCTTCCAAACGGCTTTGTAATTCATCCACCAAGAACCTCGCTCTGCTGCTTCTGTGCTGCCGCTTCCCAGCTATCCACGTTATCGCTAGTCGGTACCAGCATGACGTTGTGGGTCGCTACGACTTTCTGCTCAACCTGCTCTTTGAAGGCCTGCACGCGAACGTGCTTACCGAGCAACTCAAGATTCTTCACCTTGTCAGGCCACTTAATCTTTTTGAGGATGGTTTCCGCCGTGTCCTCGTCGAAGTTCTGGATGGTCGTGCTGATATCCAATCCAGTGAGCGTCGTTCGCCACGACTTGGGCCAAAGGCTGATCGCCTTCAGGCTGCCATCGTCGTTGAGGATATCCAGAACGTCCATCTGGTCGATTTCAACCAAGCGCCGGAGCACATAATCGGCATCAATACCCACATCTTCGTTGCGCTTCGTTTTGAGTTCGACGATCCTGTTCTGGATGTCAAGTTTTGACAATAATTGAGCAGCTATACGGTTTGCAGTTTTGACGCTGTACCCCGCCCGAATAGCCGCTTGCGTGGCGTTTAGATCGATGAGGTACTCGCGACAAAACATATCCTGCTTTGTGTTGAGTGCCATATTTTCACTTTGGAGAGTTTATGGAGAAAAACACGGGTTTTAGTTCGCTTATTGACACATTAAAGCAAAACAAAGACGTCATAGCAGACGCTTGTGATGCAGGCCTTGAAGCTGCAGAATCAATACCTTTCGTTGGCTGGGCATTAAAATTATGGAATGTAAAAAACACCTACCAAGAAAGAAAGCTGTACAGAAATACGAAAGCGTTTTGGGAGGCCTCGCAAATAAAAGACCCTGAGGCGTTACGCACCAAATTTGCTACTCAAGAAGCCGCTGAGGAGTTTACAGACACGTTAGTTCAGGTGCTAATAGACTCAGAGAAGCCTTATAAAGCAACCATGGTGTCCAATGTAACGAATGCTTTGGCTATGGGCGTACTTACCCACGAAGAAGCTAACGACATGATTTTAATCATATTAAATGCTTCAGTTCCGGCATTGAAATCCTTGCGTAAATTTTATCCAAGGCTTCATGACGGGAAATACATTCCTACGGCTTTATTAGAGGATACCGATAAGGACGGGACGCATAGCATGCTGAATTCCATGGGGCTAATTTATCGATGGGCTGATCAAACTGCCTTGTCCAAAGTCGGTAGAAACATTGCTCAAATCGCTTATCGCGGTCTTTAGTTTTACAATTCGCCCGCTACGCCATTACGACGCTACTGTCAAAGGTGATAGCAACAACCCATAAAACTACATTTTAGATCTGTGTATTTATCAGGATACCAAACGACATTAACCACGCTTATTGTATGGGCAGGGCACCAAGCCTGATAACCGGAAGATATGCTCAATGAGTTTAGAAAAATTACTAATCAAAAACAGAAAGTGCGGTTCATGCTCTGTGTGCTGCACTTCGCTACGAATTGAACAGCCTACGTTAAAAAAGCTGGCTGACGTTCCATGCCAGCACCTTAAACCTCAGGGAGGATGCTCAATTTATGATGAACGTCCTTCTGTTTGCCGCACCTGGTATTGCGGATGGCGAATACTGGATATTGGGCCAGAGATGAGACCAGATCGGAGTGGAGTTCTTATCCGTTATGATGGCTCCTCACTCTGCTTTCAACCAGTAGACAAAAACCGCGTATCTGCTTTGATCGAACCAGAGCCCTTGCGAATTTTGGGGGGATTGATAGCTCAAGGTATGAAAGTGGAAATATCGGTTCCGACAAAGGAAGGGTATTGCTCATCCAATATTAATGTCACTGAGCATATGTCAGAGGTTGTTAAAAGCAGAGAGTACGCAAAAATGCGTTCGGCTCTTTTGGCGGCCATTCAATTCGCATCACAAGCAAAGACAGATCCCGTAGAACCGCTGGAATGATTATTCGGGTCGGGTTTAACACCCGGCTCTTTAAAATGGTACTCATTGCAACGCTTAATTTTCTTTAAATGAGAAACGTCCTCGTTCTCAACCGAAGACATTAATGCTTTATCAGTTCGAACATTCATTTTTTTCATTGCATGATCTTCGCTAATTTATAATTTGCAGTTCGCCTGCCACGATTTGTTATGCGCCAGCACGTCTTTTTTCGTCTGGCGGTCCATCACTTCGATGTCGTGCTCGGTAAGCCGAATGACGTTGACCCAGTCGCAGCCGGTATCAATGATCTCAACCTTTGCGGGTCCAGTTTGCGCGCAGCTCGCGATCGACATCGTCATCAGGCATATGGCTAACTGTCTGCTGAACATTACTGGCCTCCTTGGTTACTTCAACGCGACGTTCTGCAGCTGCTTTGGCGGCTGCGGCGTTCTCGTCGGTTCGCTGCTTATCGGCTTTGGCTTCCGCCTTTTCCCGCCCGCGCATGCTGCCCAGGCCAAAAGCGCCCAGCATCACCAGCACAGCAGTGACGATAAACGCCAAGATGGCTTTCAGTCTGGTCATAGGCTCACGCGCTCCCGCATCCAGCCATAGGTGAATGATTCGTTAGCCGGGCGCTGCTCTGCCAGCTCGAGATATCGCTGACCCTGGCTGCAGTTGATGGCGCGGAGCAATACCATCTCCCCTTCACTGCCGCGTTTCGACAGGAAGGATTTCAGCGCGCTGATACTGCGCGGGCCAATCTGGCCGTCGGCGATCAGGTCAGGATAGAACTGCTGCTGGTTGTTGAATACGTTCAGCCAGCGCTGGAACCATTTCACCTGTACTGATGGCCCCATATTCACGCCGGTATCGCAGAGTTCGGCGGCGATAACTGAGGATACAACTGCAACCTGATCGAAGCGTGGTCCATACCAGTAATCGGCCTCGAGGATGTTGAGAGCCTGCTCGCGGGTCAGGTCACGCATATCACCGGTATAACCGTGGGCGCGGGCCGTCGCCTGAGTAATGCCCCAGTTCGTCGGGCCGCCTTTGTCATCCGGGTGATTAACGTAGCCGCCCTCTATGCCGAGGATGGCGTTGAAGATTTCGTCTTTGGTCATGGCTCCACCCTTACAACCTTTGCCAGATTTCCCCTGGCGCGCCATACCGCGATGCAGATGGCCGTATTGAGCATCAGCTCGCCGGGATCCACATAATTGTAATGCCCCAAGATAATTCGGAACGCCGTGAACCCGGCAGCCAGGATAAGCAGGTATGCCATCCATGCCACGCCGGGGCGGTGCGTTTTCCCGTCCTTACGAAAGAACATCAGGCGCCCCACGATAGCGAGGCAGATAACGGCATTTGCATCGAGCAACAGCATTTGCCATGTCATTGGCCTTCCTCCTCCAGCCCGGGCATCTTCCCGCGTTTTGACTTGGCGAGGATACGCAGCAGGACTGCAACGGAAATGGAAGCCGAGACCAGCGCCCCGATGGACGGGGACACTTCAATGCTTACCGGTGGCTTCATCAGGCTCAGTGGGGTATTGATAACCCCAGCCATGATTTTCGCCATCGGCTCAGAGAAGAACACGCCACCCATAAAAGAGATGACCGCAAAGATGATCTGCTTCCAAAGTTGATGGGGCTCTGCCGTCAGCACATACATTGCCGACCCTGCGAGCGCGCACAGCATTACTGCAGGCGTAGCCTCAGGAAAGAGCGAGGCGAAAGTTACCCCGGCTGTTCCCGCTGTTACAGCGCTGGCAGAAGTAAGTGGATCAGACATAGGTATTCCGTGTGTAAGTAGGTTCAGGCTCTCCGGACGAATTAACGACAAGACGAGTGATGGGGGTTTCCGGGAGCCTGAAATAGAAAAAGGCCGCCAATCGGCAGCCTCTAAAATTCTTTGCCACTACCCGGAGTGGCCACGCTCATGCCCTTGAGGTGCTGTCGCTTTATCGCCGCTGATAACCGGTGCGCGTGTGGCTTTCGCGCTGCTCTACCGGAGCTTGTTTTGATATATGAACCTTGATCCGTCACTACACAGGCTCGCCCACTGGCGACTCAGGGCAGCATCATGGCTGCTGCATTGCCTTTCGGCTGCGGTCTATCCGTTTACTGGTGCATTTTCTTATCCTCCAGAAACGCAAAAGCCCCACGGTGTGAACCGCAGGGCTTTTAACGAAGGCAGTAACCCATCGTTGGAACGAAATTAACACAGATTCCGGAAAAGTAAATAGCTCACGCTTGAAATGTAAGCTATTTCCGTGACCGCTATCGCGTTATCTGTTTCAGCTGCGCCTCTGCCCAGGCTTCTTCGATATCAAATTTCGTGATCAGCTGGTCGTAAAACCGCTTAACCGACTTTTCCCAAGTGGCAACAGAGATCGCGCCGGTAAGCCGGCAGACGGCCGCATATGCCTCAGTCGAAGGGATCCGCTCGTACCCTCTCCCGCCGCAGCGCTTGCAGTCGGTCAGAACCGGCACGCCCTGCTTCTCAGTCAGATCCTGATTTACCGCTTTACCGCGCCCCCGACAGTCGCTGCATGCTGCGCTGACCTGGCCCGCACCATTGCATTTTTTGCAGAGCACTTTAACGGTCTCTTGAACCTTCACCATGCCGGCCACGGTCATTTTACCTTCTGGCTTGCGATATTTATTGGTGAAAACGTCAGCCTCAATGAATCCCTTCCCCGCACAGCAATCACACTGTTTCACGCTGGCGGCGCTGCGGGAATAGTCCTCAAAGGCGAACGCGGCCAGCTGGCGCATAACCAGCGGCTTAACCCTGTCGCTCAGCTTTCGTAGCGCAGCAACTTTATCGCATTTTGTCAGCGCGTATTCGGTCAGCAGCGCGATCGCCCTCTCCTGGTCGTTGTGGCTGATCCCCATCTTACCGAGGAAAGCGCTGTACCCCATAGCCGCGCGTTCCTGCGTCATGCCCATGGCTGCCATGATGTCCGTACCGGTCAAAGAATCTGATGCGGTGGCGCGCGGGGAGTCGCTGATCATTGTGGACTTTGCGAAATGATATTTCACGGTATTTTCGAGGTTCATGCTGCGGCTCCAGCCAACTGGTAAATGCGAATAAAGTTACGAAGAATGCGATAGTCCACCAGCACCGTACCCGGGCGGCGATAAATGCGGAGGCGCAGCCAGCGCATGCGGAGCGATTCGATCAGTTCTGGTTTCATGCGGCCGCCTTGGCTATCGCTTTATAGGCCCGAAGCACATAAGCACTCTTCCCGTAGAGCGTTATCTGGAAAGTCAGCCCTTTTGATTCCCACGAATTTACTGGAGAAGCCATAAGGCCAGCATCAGCAACGCGCCGGGCCATGCCTAATTGCCAGAATGGACCGGTCAGCCAGATGCGGGCATGGGTACCTTCGTCGCTGTAAGTGATTTTCATGCTGCCTCCTGATGACGGGCGCGGCGCTTCTCCAGCGCGCGGGCTTTACTGGTGAAAATGGATTTGATGCGCTGCAGGTATGGGATATCGAACTTGCGAACGGCGTTGTTGTTATTTAGCGCTTCGACTTTCTCTGGCCCGATCCGCTCAATCAGCCCCTGCTCAAACGCTTTCTGGGCACCAGAACGGTCACGGTTGCATTGGACACACTGGGCTGCGGTATTGTGCAGATTGAAGGCCAGGTGCGCGGCAGCGCCGCGGGTGCGGTAGTGCCCACAGTCCATGGTTCCGCCATACTTCTGCGCAGGGAGGCGGCCACAGCTGATGCACGGCTTTCCGGCATCGCGCAGGCGCACATAGCGGTTGAACGCGGTCTGAGCCTCATTCTTCCACTGTGTTTTAGTTTTCAGTGCCACGCGCTTTTCCCGGCGGCGCTGGCGCCCAGCCTTCTCCTCTTCGCGCTGGCGCTTCTTCTCCGCACGCAGAGCCTCGGCCCGGTTCTTCGCGGTCTGCGCTTTGGCAACGGCGGTGGCACACTCGTAGCAGCAGACCACCTGGCCGTCACGAGCAGGATGGAACCATTCGCGGCAGCTTTGGTTTGCGCATTTACGGCGGGGTTTCTTGGCCATGCTCACCCCCATACCTTTTGCCGGAACGTACGCGGCGTGGGCTCGAGATACTTGACCTCCTGCCGCTCTACGCTGACGGTCCAGGTGAGGTAATCACGATTAAGGCTGCGCTTAACCGCTACGCCGCGGCGCTGGTACTGCCGCTGAAGTTCATCGGCCTGCTCGGTTGTGCATTCGGTGTAGTGGAACCATGATTTCGCCATCTGGTCAGCCTCCGAAGCTCAGCAGCTGCGCAGCGGCGTTCTCAGCCTCGCGCTGGTCCCTGAATGCGCGCGACAATATCCAGCGCCACAGAACATCGAGCGCGGCCCTGTAGAGCTGCTGAAACTCGGTCTCGTCCATATTGGCGAAGGCGATGCTGCGGGGATGCTTCCGGAGGGTGCCGTCAGGAAGCTGGATGGTGTCGTAGTGGCCAGATTCGATGGTCACCCAGGCGCGATAGGCATCAAAAGATTTGCACAGACTGATGCCATTGGTGATGCGGCGGCTGCCCACCTGTTCGAGATACTGCTCAGCAGCATCCAGCAGCGCGGTTTCACTCCCGCCGAACGATGCCAGGTATTTGGCATAGCCGGTCACCAGCTTGCGTTCATTGGATGAGATAGCGCCGCCGGTTGACTCCCAGTATTCGAAGCCGAGATTCAGCAGAGCGAAGAAGCGACGGTGGAAGGCCGGATTACGGACCTGCCTGAAGTCGGCCACCAGCACGGCGCCGAGCTTGATTTTTGAATGCAGTAATTCGCTGGTCTCGGGTGTGGCCGGGATCAGGATTCCTGAGGACTGCTTGATGAGTTGTAACTGCGCCATGGTGTTCTCCGTGGCGCATCGTGGTCAGGTTACCGGTTGTTCAGGCCGATACAAACATTATGCTATTCAGGTACTAAAAAGGTCAATTGCGGGCTGATAACTCTCTCACAATCTCGACCAGCACTTCTCGTGATGTGACGCGCTCGTCCGCAAGGAGGTGTTTATGGCCAACCTCTGAGCCGTGCCCAGAGAGGAGGACGCGATCCCCGGGCCTGAGATGAAACGAGCATACCGCTTTCCCATCGGACCGCACCACCTGGTATAAATACCCACCTCCATCAGAACACATCGCAGCCACATCAACCCCCTTCTTTGCTATCACCAAATACCCTCTCCCGGCGGGGAGAACTCCACTCCACAGAGCCAAAATAACAAATGGCGCAAATTTCCTAATAGGTTCGCCGGAAGAAAAATTCATTTTTCTCTGTAGCATCTTAACCATACAACAAAATACTGTATGCATAAACAGTATTTATTCGTTTGGCTTAAGTATGCACATGAAATACATGCCTGCGCAAGTCCATTCATCTGATTGATTTGAATAAACTTTACCGCTACTTACGTGTAAAAAGTGATCGTTATTTTTAACAAAGGCTCACGTCAGAAATGTCGACCGTAAATATCTGTACGGAAAGCCTGGCTTCAGAGAAATGGCAAAGGTGTCGGTATCGACAGAGAGTATTTCGTCTGCGGCAGAGGGTGTCCCGTTGATAATTTGTTGCCGCCCTACGGTTATTATCCGATCGATTTCATAGATCAATATCGTGGTATCGATCGGTATTATCGATCAGGTGAAGAAATGCCGCGGTTAAGCGGCATTCAGGGATGAATCAGGCGGCCTGTTCCCTTGCCGCACAGAGTTCAGGCAGGTTTGCCCGCACCAGCGCCTCAGCGAACGGCGGCGGTACCGCGTTGCCGCAGCGGGCGACCTGCTTATCCTTCGCGTACTTCACGCCGCGGTAGTCCTGGTCGATGATGTACCACTCCGGGAAACCCTGGGCGCGGTACAGTTCCGCTGGCTGCAGCATGCGCATGCCGATATCCACAATGCGGTACACCACGCCATCAATAGTGACCAGTCCGTCAGAATCCGCCCCACAATACTCCCCCAGGAACGCCAGCGCCTGCGCAGCGCGCTGTTCGTCATAGCCATCTGTCGCCAGGCTGGTCTGAACGTTCCCGACATGCAGGCCGCCCGCGGTTAACCCCGGCGCAGACGCATCAACCACCCGGCCATCCCGGCAGGTGCCGCGCAGCATCACCAGATGAGAAGTGACCGCAGCGTGGTGATTGCCCGTTGTAACAGTGTGCGCAGGCTGGTCAGCGGCCCCGCCTGGGTGACCAGTGTTATTGACCATCAGGTGCGCTGCGACAACGGCGTGATGGTCGACGGTCGTTACTGAGTGCGTGGGTTCATCCAGACCTATTCCTGCTCCCTGATAATTCCCGCCATAATGTTTAACCAGATTTGCGGCCACCAACTGCGATTTACCACCACCACCGGCGGTGATTGTGGCGCTCGGTTCGTCGGCGCGATGTCCAATGCTGGCACCGAATTGCCGGGCAATCAGCGGGGCCAGCTCCGCCTCAACGACGCCCAAAGCATGCCCATTTCCGCCAGGACGCAATGACGTGCCGGCAGTTACCGTCGGTACCGGTTCGGTAACCGGCTGCCCGGTCGCTCCGGTTCGGAACTTTGTCAGGTGCGGTACCGCGATCGCATAGCCATGCGTTTTGGTGATGGTCTGCAGCGGCTCTGCCAGCGCCTGACCGCGGAAGCAGTCGTATTTCCCTTTCGTCGTGGTGTGATTGCACTTCACGATAAAAAGCGAGGCGCTATCAATCACGAAGCGCTGGATGCCGCGGGCGATGCGCTTAAGCGTGTTCTCCGCCAGAGGCTTTTTGCGGTCGAAAATGGACTGTGCCGGAATAGACCAGTCGATACATTCCGCCGCGGTACGCCATGGCGCCAGCTTGCCACCCTGCACTGCTGGCGTTTTCGGATCGCCGTGGGTCGGGTCCGGCCAGGTCACCGGCACGCCGTCGCAGCGCATTACCATGAAGAACCGCTTCCGGATGGTTGGCGCGCCAAAGTCGCAGGCACGCAGTTCTCGGTGGTCAACGGCATAACCCAGTCCGGCCACCAACTGCTGCGCCTGCACGCCGTCGGCGGCAATGCCCAGAAACTCACAGCACTCCGCCAGCGCTGGATGCCCGGCTGGTATCCCACCGGACAGCATGCCGCAGAATGCCTCGAAGGTTTCTCCAGCGCGGGCCGGGTCCGGGCGCTGCCCGCCATCAGCGGATACGATGAGCGGTCCCCACGTTTTGAACTCCTCCACGTTCTCCAGCATCATCACGCGCGGGCGCACTGCCAGCGCCCAGCGAATGACGATCCACGCCAGACCACGAATCTCTTTCTCCACCGGCTTCGAGCCTTTGGCCTTCGAGAAGTGCCGGCAGTCCGGGGAGAACCACGCCAGCCCCACCGGGCGACCAGCGGTCGCCACCATGGGGTTTACGTCAAACACGCTTTCGCAGTAGTGCAGCGTATCCGGGTGGTTGGTGGTGTGCATCGCCACGGCGTTCTCGTCGTGGTTGATGGCGATATCTACGCTGCGGCCGATCGCCAGCTCAATCCCCGTACTCGCCCCGCCGCCGCCGGCAAAGTTATCAACGATAATTTCTCTCACGCGTATTCCTCCATGGCGGCGGCCAGGGACCGGGCCGCGGTGACGATGGCCGGTACCGGCATTTGCTCAAGCCACATGCGGTTGATATGATGCTTCAGGCGGCGCTGGTGATGTGCCGGGAGATCCCCGGCGTTTTCGACCTGTCCATAGACCATGCCCACTTCGGCAGGCCATACGGTTTCACTGACATCCACCAGCAGCAGACTTTCCAGTTCGACGATCCGCTTTGTGGCATAGCGCAGTAGCTGGTCAGATTTTTGCTGCTGCTCACCGTCTTTGACGAAAGAAATCCAGTGGGTTTTGTCATTCTTTCCGGTGCGCTGGCCGATGATTGGCTTAACGTCTGTCAGCGCCAAAACTTGGCTAACCGGGATCTGCGTTTCGTTCCATTTGAAGATGAGAACGCCGTGTGGCCGCAAGACCCGGAACGCCTCAGCAAATCCGGCGCGCAGATCTTCGCGCCAGGTGTCTTTGTTCAGCCTCCCGTATTTCTTACCCATCCAGGCATCGTCACCGACGCGTTCAAGATGTGGCGGGTCGAACACCACCACAGGGAAAGTGTTGTCAGCGAACGGCAGCGCACGGAAGTCGGCGATCACATCCGGACTGATTACCAGATGGCGTCCATCACAAAGGGTGTGCTCCTCGGCGCGGATGTCGCTGAATACGGCGCGCTGATCCTGCTTATCGAACCAGAACATGCGCGAACCGCAGCACATGTCCAAAATTGTTTGCTCGGACATATCCCTCATCCCCATGTAACGCCAGCGGAGGCCAGTTTGCGGCAGTGCGAAATAATTTGGGCGCGTGTGGCATCACCAATCCGCCACGGCGAGTAAAACGGTGATTCATCAACCTCGATGCCTGACTCCCAACCCACGGCATCACGGGCTTTACCAATCCCGTCCCAATCCGTTGTGTTGGCAATCAGCACCTCATGCAGAGCGTAGAATGTATCGCGATAATCTTGCTCACCGGTCCAGTAATCCGGTGCATCCCATACAACCCACACGTCGTAATAAACGGTACCGTGCAGGCAATGAATACGATCACCCTCAAAACTGAAATCGTCATCAGTAAAGGTCTTTGGCATTAACTTCAACAGCAGATCTTTTGCAGATTTAGTGAATTTTTTCTCAATACGAGCTTTGGTGTTCGTGCGTCTGCTCATCGGGCTGCTCCCTGGCGAAGTTGGGCTGCAAACTCGTTAAGTTCATCGAAAACATATCCACTGCCCCAGCGTTCTGATGCTGCATACTCAATCGCGCTGGCCTGCACTTCAGCCAGGAAGGCGTCGGTGGCCGGGGTTTTGTTCAGCACCATGCAGACATCATCAGTGCTGCATGGGTCATCTTTCCCGCACAACTCGCAGAAGTGGACTGATTCACTATGCGTCTGGATTGCTGATTTCAGTGTCGCGTTCTCAGCAACCAGCGCATCCCGCTGTTTCGTCATCTCGCGCAGCGCCGCGGTGGTGCAGTCCAGCCGTTCGGCCAGGCGCGAAACAATCTTCGCCATATCGATGAATGGCGTATCGCTGCTCAGCGTTTTTGCAAATTGATGACCAACGGCCACCAGCTCTTTGTTGTTCAGTGAATCACTCATGTGATGCTCCTCGGTGCGTGTAACGTTCCATGTCAAAGTCGATAACTGCGCGCTGGTCGCGGAAGACGCCGCTGCGACCGTGGCGGATAAGTTGGCCCTGCTCCACGGCAGCCCGGATGTATTTCTCGGCGGTGGTGCGGTGAAGGCCGAACATGGCGACGACATCGTTGGTCGTAGCGCGGCCATGTTTTTTCACCAGCTCGATAATCCAGGCGATGAACAGGGTGCGCTCGCTATGCGTTTTTGGTTTTGCCATGGGGATCTCCCGTTAAATCAGACCAGCTGCTTTGCGTTTTTTGTATTCAGCCATCAGTATTTCTGCTGGCGTAGGACCGCTGGCCTTGGCCGGGGCGGCGATAGCACGGCGGATCGGCGGTACCGGCTTACCTGCGGCAACGCGCTCTTCCCATCCAGCCAGGACCTTGCCAGCGGCCTGGCGCATCTCGCTTTCGGTCATCTGGCGATCCGTACTTTGCCGACGCAGCTCAGTGCAGACGTGATATAAAACCGGCGCTGGCCATGGATACTGTTCGCTGGTTGGATACCGAAACACCAGGCGGCGCCATTTCCAGTACTCAGTCATCACGTCATCAACGCTGAACCCGAGCAGGCAGCGCCCCTCTTTGCACCAGGCAACGAACTGTCCGGGTGACGGCAGGAATGGCTTCTCCTGGCGGCGGGCAATCCGCATGCCTGCGGCCACCTGTGCCATGGTGGTGATCCCGTTCTCCTGAAATGCCATCACCCACTGGCAGCGCAGTTCGTTGAACTCGCTCTGCTCACGGAAAGCAGCCATTGCTGCCGGAAATGCAGCACGCAGCGCGCTGAACAGGGAGTTGAAGATTTCAGCCGTCTGCTCAACCTGCGGGCGTTCTGCCGGGGCTTCAGGCATGTTATGGGCGATGCGGCGAAAGCTTTCGCGATCGCAGTTCGCCAGCTGCTCAGATAGTCTTTCCATCGAACACCTCGTTGATCCAGTCTGTGTTGTTGAAGTCGATGCCCTGGGCTGCAGGTCGGGCCCCGGATGGGTTATTCAGGCGTTTAGTGCTTAGCTGGTCCCACTGCTTTCGCAGGCTGGATGGGCTCAGGATGTTGGTCTTCCAGAAGCTATCCTTGCTGGCCCACTTGAGTAGCTCGCAAACTTCGTAGTGAGTGCGGTTGTCCTGCTGGCGCATCAGACGGATGGTATTGGCCCACTCAACCCATTTCGGCTCACTGAGGCTTGGGTTGACTGTCAGCAGCTGTGCATAAATCCAACGGGCTGCTTTCAGGTCGTCAGCCGTTCCCCATGATTTACCGGAGGGGGTGTAAATTCCGTTTGCGGCTTCAGGATGACGAGAGAGAAATTTTTCGATCGCTTCGTTTCGGGATTCGGCAGAATTCCGGGACGAGGATCTTTTAATATTTATATTGTTGTTATTACCTTGTTGTTCATGATGCGCGGCGAATTGCGCGGCTTCATGCGCGGGTAAATTCGCGGCACTATCACCGGAAGCCCCGCCGTTGCTGGGTTCCTCATGCGCGGCATAATGCTCGCCGTTATGCTCGGCTAAATGCGCGGGCAAATTGTCCAATTTTTGAGCATAAAGCATGTAATTTGTGATGGTTATCACAGTGCCTTTTCGCTTCTCTCCTGCGGTAGAAATCATCCCTTCCTTGACGAAAAGTGCCAGCATTCTCTCCACTGCATGACGGCTAGTTGGTTCCCCCGCCCGGTCACATAATTTCAGCCCGAGATCGGCTGATGTGGTCACCAGTTGTCCGGTTTGCAACGGCCACTGACGGCCTTTAAAGTTTGCCGTGTAAGGCTGACGGGCAGCGCCCAATAGAAGGTTTTCCCACAGCGTGCGCAGGAATACATCTTTCGCCCAGGGCTTCTTCAATACACTCCGGTACAACGGGATGAATCCGGTCTTCTGGTTCTCCATCCGGTTGCTCCTGACGGCACTGCGTGCCGCGAAATCGGCGTAAGCGACATTCGACATAGCTATGCCCCTTTCGCCTGGTGTTTTGTACATGCATTTGACATAATGACCTCGCATTTACGTCCCGTATTTGCACCTGAAAGCCGTTGGTGTTCGCGCACCGCGGCTTTCGCCTTTTTTGAACCCTTCATAGCGCCCCACTCAGCATTGTTGTAACCATCGCCATAATTGGCGCGACTGAATCCGGTCCATCCAACAGGTACTTAGCAACGATGCTTTCGCTGATCTCTTTCCAGCGTTCCTGTTTTGGCGCTTTGAGAACGACAGCTTGAATGGCCTCGGCATCCTCTTTCACCGACTTGGCGATGCGAAGCGCGAAGTTATCGTGCTTAACAACCCGATCCCGGTAAGCCAGCGGAAGAACCGAAATGATTACTGGCGCCAGTTGTTCGACGTTCGCCCGGTAAACTGCCGATTTCTCTGGCTGGTCCAGCCAACGGAACAACTTCACATTCCACACATCGGCATTCACGGATGTGTCGATATCCGACAGGCCCGCCTCTTCTACCGCTTCCTTGATTGCAAGAGCGACCGCCACGCGGCCCTCTGCTGCTGCCCAGGCGCGAACGGCAGAACAGATGGCGCGGTGATCAATCTTCGGAGTGTCCAACTCGACCTGGTGACATTGGAATTTCATGCGCTCTGTTGGCGCTCTGTTATTCTGTTGAAAAGAAAGTGTTTGCATGATTAGTGCTCCTGACGAGGTAAACCATCGGTAGGGTTTGGGTAGGCACTTGGATCAATTTCGTGGGGAGTTACAGCCCAGTTGAGGACTTTGCAGAGAGGGACAACACGTCCCGCAGGGACTTTCCCTTGGCTCATCCATTTGCTTACTGCCTGAGATGAAATGCCAAGCTGCGCACCAATGTCGACACGCGACATGGTATTCGTAATTTTTTCTTTAAGTGATTTGTTCATTGGGCCTCCTATCAGTGGAATGACATGAGGATACTCAACGAAACCTTAAGTTGCAAGAAAAACGAAACATATAGTTGGAGTGCCAGGCGAAACCAAAGGTTGTAAAATAAAAATATGAATAAAGTCGCTCATCCCGTATTCGCAAAAAGAATCAAACAGGTCATGACCGAAAATGGCTGGAATATGGCCGATCTTGCAAAACAGGTCATGCTCTCCCATACGGCTGTCCAAAACTGGTCAAAGGGAAAAACAGTTGCCAGTGGCGAGCGCCTAAAGCGCCTTGCAGCTGTTTCCCGTAAGCCTGAGCACTGGTTCTTTATGGATGAGGATGGGGATGCTGAGAACAGCGCGATAACCGCCAGCGCTCGCAGAGACCTGGATGAAAAAGAAGAGGCTTTATTGTCCCTCTTCAATCAGCTGCCTGAGGCTGAGAAGCTGCGCTTAATACTGCATACAAAGACCGTGCTGCACGAAATTGATCTTCTAAAAAGTGATGTGTTTGACATCATCCACAATCAGAAAAAATAACAAGCCATAGTTTCTCGCCAAAATGAGACACCCACTCGAGGTGTCTTTTTTTATGCCTGATCGAAACTTTTTGTTTCTTAGGCTTTACATGCGAAACTTTAAGTTGTAGTCTTCAATGCATCGACAACAAGCGCACCGTTGTCAGGTTAAAGTTACGTTCCGCCAGCCTGGCGACAAGGGCAAAAGGGGATTGAGATGAAAGCTAACCCAGCAGTACCCAACAGCGGTTGTGCCGTTTCTATGCGCAACCAGCGTACCGGCGCAGCATGGCTGGTCTCTTTTAACTACATCGAAGGTACCTACTGGCATGAACCGCAGGGCAACCTGCGCCACATTCGCCGCCCGTACGCCTCCCGCAGTCTGGAGCCGCATCTGGTTCCCGCCGGAACGGGGATGCATTGATGGAGACTTTATTCGCACTCGTCCTGACCATCGGCATGACCAATGGTGAATTCCAGGATGTGGTTCTCGATGTCTATGACAGTCAGCAGCAATGCGAGCAGGCCGCCATTGACCAGAAGGTTTCGGGGAATTGCTACCTGGTAGAACAGATCGTCCGCAGCGAAGAAGTACCAGCGGAAACCACGGTTAAGTTCTGAGGAGTGATTATGCAGACCAAATGCGGTTATTGCGGCAAGCCAGTTGAAGGCGAACCGGTAAAAAGCGAGCTGATATTCCTCCAGGGCAATCGTCTGGCGCGCAAAGAAAAAGAGTACTGCTCCAAGCGTTGTGCCGAGCACGACCAGATGGCCCACGAAGCCTAATTAAATTATCTGAAATATCGCACCAAATGAAACGCCCGTTATTTGGGCAGGGATTCTTACAACCTAAATTCAGGAAACCGGAAATTATGAAAGTTATTACCGTTAATTTAAATATCAAGGCAATTAACAAAGAGATCGCGCTGTTCAACTGCGATGAAAAATTCTCTGGCGTTATTCATTCCACCTCAAACGGCGCAACCACTGTCGTCCTTGATGGCGGTTACATCCTCGGCGAGTTCGACTGCCCGCACTGCGCCGTAACTGAGCTTTCCCTTCTTTCAGCCAACATCACCACCGGTGACAAAGCTGGGTTTGGCGATTACCGCAACTATAAGCAGGAATTCGCGGGCCGTATTTTTAAAACCATCCATTAAGCGAAAGCCCACACAAGGTGGGCCCCCCGTCCGGTACCACCGACCAAAGCGAACCGGACTTTAGCTAAATAACCTCAGGCGGTTTGAATAGCCGCTTGGGATATTACATCCAAAATGAGGATCTGACATGGAATCTTTCAACTTATTCAGAGCAACTCAGAAATCAGGAAAGCCTGACTTCGTCATCTGGGTCTCCGCAAAAACCGATTCCCGCGCTGCGCTGATGCTGGATGTCGCGCTGGAAGATGCAGGCATCGAAACTGGCCGCGGTAAAGACTACGCCAAGCCTGTCCGCACCGACATGCCTGTTGTTAACGACCTGCCCGAAGAAAGCACCATCGATTACACCTGGTGCGAGCGCTACACCCTGGCCGACGACCAGCGCACCTGGAACGTGATTCCTGGCGCCGCATCTCAGGGCGAAACTACCCTCGCCCCGGTGGCCACCAGCGATGCGGATCTGACTGTCGCGCCGACAGCTACCGTTAATACGGCGGATGAACCGGACTACTGGTATGAGAATGGACTGAGGGTCCTCAAATGCGGTGATGAATCCACTCGTTACGCGGTTTGCAAGCTGCCATTCCGTCAACAGCTGCTGGCTCAACTGACGGTAGACGAACTGCGCCACCATGTTACGCGCGGCGAACATGCGGAACTGCATGCGCTGGAGAGTGATGCCGACAATAGCTATGTCCAGACCCTTCTGCTTGCTGCTGAAAGCTGCCCTGAGGTTAAGACCTTCGACACCAAAGACCTGTGGCGCTATACCAATGCCATTCGCAAAGTGTTTAGCATGGACAAACGCCATGAGCTGGGCCTGCTGCTGCAGTTCACTAAAGCCTGGGTAGCCACGCCATATATCGACCGCGGGATCCTGACGCGCGAATGGGCCGCTGGCAACCACATCAGCAACGTACAGCGCACTGACGTCGGGACCAATGCCGATGGCGGGTACGTAACTGACCGTGGTGAAGGCGTGCATCACACCTTGGACACTCTCGATCTGGAGATCGCGTGCGCTCTGCTGCCGATGGATTTCCACCACTTTGAAATTCCTTCGAGTGTTTTGCGCCGCGCCAAAGAGATTGTCGCGACCAAGGAAGAGCCATGGAAATCTTGGAGCAAAATCCTGCGTAACCAGCCAGGCGTTCTGGCGGTCAACCGCGCGGCTATCTTCAACCTGGTACGCATCGCGCCTGAGAATATCCACCTGACGCCGGTTGCGCATCTGGAATTCGTGAACCAGACGATGACAGCTGAATTCAATGCTGCGACTGAATTGCTGCCTCTCCCGGCCGCACAACCAGAAGAAACCCAAACTGCCGAAGAGCATCCACTGCCGAAATGGGCAGAAGCTCGCGAGCAGAAACTCGCTGATGAGGATGAAGCCGAAACGCAGACCCTTCCGAAGTGGGCGAGCACTGCCGCCAAGCAGCCGCAGGTTGTTAAGCACGGCGGCGGCATGTTCTCCATCGAAGGCCTGATGAACGAAAACCAAACACAAACAGATGACCGTTCACCGGTTACAGAGGAGACCACCAGCGATGTGCAGATGGAAGAGACTGACCCGGCGGAAGGAGAAAGTGTTAACGCGATTCCACCAGGCGAAAGCACTGATGCAGCTGATCCGCAAACAGTTACCCTGAACCCGGCTGATGTACTGGCCGCTGCGGCGCCGAGTCTGGATAACCATGATCAGGCCGATGTAAACCAAAAAGCCGATTCTGTTAGCCAAAACAGCGACTCTGTAAACCAGAACGAGCCAGAACCGGCACAAAACGAGCCAGAAGTTAAGCAGGACGAGCCAGCCCCGGAATACCCAGCGTACTTCGAACCGGGCCGCTATGAGGGCCTGCCGAATAAAGTTTATCACGCAGCCAACGGGATCAGCAGCACCCAGGTGAAGGATGCTCGAGTCAGCCTGATGTACTTCAACGCGCGCCACGTCGCCAAGACCATCCCGCGCGAAGGGTCCAAAGTACTGGATATGGGTAACCTGGTACATGCGCTGGCGCTGCAGCCGGAAAACCTGGTTGAAGAGTTCAGCGTGGAGCCAGTGATCCCGGAAGGGGCATTCACCACCGCGGCGACCCTGCGCGCCTTTATCGACGAACATAATGCCAGCCTGCCGACGCTGCTGAGCGCTGACGATATCAAAGCGCTGCTGGAAGAGTACAACGCCACCCTGCCCGCGCAGCTGCCTATGGGTGCATCAGTTGATGAATCCTATGCAGCCTATGAGCAGTTGCCTGAGGAATACCAGCGCATTGAGAACGGCACAAAGCATACCGCTGCCGCGATGAAAGCCTGCATCAAAGAGTACAACGCCACCCTGCCTGTGCCGGTGAAAACCAGCGGCAGCCGAGACGCTCTGCTGGAGCAACTGGCGATTATCAATCCTGACCTTGTGGCGCAGGAAGCGCAGAAACCGGCACCGCTAAAAGTGTCCGGCACCAAAGCGGAGATGATCCAGGCGGTGAAGTCCGTTAAGCCGGATGCGGTATTTGCTGACGAACTGCTGGATGCGTGGCGCGAAAACCCGGGCGACAAGATTCTGGTGACCCACCAGCAGATGGAAACGGCGCTGGCCATTCAGAAAGCGCTGCACGAACACCCGACCGCCGGAAAATTGCTTCTGCACCCTGATCGCGCTGTCGAGACGAGCTATTTCGGTATCGACGAAGAGACCGGGCTGGAAATCCGCGTACGCCCGGATCTCGAAATCGACATCGACGGCGTTCGCGTCGGGGCCGACCTGAAAACCATCAGCATGTGGAACGTGAAGCAGTCCGGCCTGCGCGCCCGCCTGCACCGCGAAATCATCGACCGCGATTATCACCTCAGTGCGGCCATGTACATGCAGACCGCTGCCCTGGACCAGTTCTTCTGGATTTTCGTCAACAAAGACGAGGGCTACCACTGGATCGCCATCGTTGAGGCCAGCGAAGAGCTGATTGAGCTGGGCATGCTCGAGTATCGCCAGGCGATGAACCGCATCGCTAACGCGTTCGACACTGGCGAGTGGCCAGCGCCGATCACCGAAGATTACACCGACGAACTGAACGACTTCGACCTGCGCCGCCTTGAAGCGCTGCGCCTGGCTTAATGGAGAGAATGACCATGCAAAACACCAACATTATCGCTGCTGAGCAGACTCCGAACACCATCTCTGCCAGCAACGCCATCTTCAACGTGCAGGCATTAACCCAGCTGCAGGCCGTTGCCGGTTTGATGGCGCAGGCCGCCGTAACGGTCCCTGAACATCTTCGCGGCAACCCAGCCGACTGCATGGCCATTATCATGCAGGCTATGCAGTGGGGCATGAACCCTTACGCGGTGGCGCAGAAAACTCACCTGGTCAACGGCGTGCTGGGGTACGAAGCGCAGCTGGTAAACGCGGTGATCTCCAGCTCCAACGCGATTGTAGGCCGCTTCCATTATGAGTACGAAGGCGACTGGTCGAAATGCGCCAGCAGCCGTGAAGAGATCGTGAAGAAGCCGGCGAAAGGCGGCGGGACGTACGACAAGAAAGAAATGGTACGCGGCTGGACCAGCGCTGACGAGCAAGGCCTTTCGGTTCGTGTGGGTGCCGTCATACGCGGCGAAAGCGAAATCACCTGGGGCGAACCGGTGTTTCTGTCCAGCGTCATAACGCGTAACTCTCCGCTGTGGATTTCTAACCCGAAACAGCAGATCGCGTATCTGGCCCTGAAATACTGGGCGCGCCTGTACTGCCCTGCGGTCGTCCTCGGCGTGTACACCCCGGATGAAGTTGAACCGCGCACCGAGAAGGAAATCAACCCGGCGCCGCAGCGGGTTAATCTGGCAGACATCACCGGTGACACTGTAACAACAACCCACAGTGCGCAGGAATCGGCCGCCAACATCGATGGTTTGGCCGATGATTTTCGGGATCGTATTGAGGCTGCTCAGGATGTCGATAGTGCCAGCGCAGTTCGGGCTGATATCGAAACAGCTAAAGCAGCGCTGGGTTCAACGCTGTACACCGAGCTGAAGAATAAGGCCGTGAAGCGTTATCACCTGGCCGATCAACGCAACAAAGTCGAGGCGGCGATTAACTCCCTGCCGCAACCCGGAGAGCCAGATGCCGCTGAGCGCTTCGAGGAAGCCGAGCGCGTGCTTGCAGCAGCCAAACGACACATGGGCGACGAGCTGCACGATAAGTTCAGCATCACCCTGGCAGATATGAAACCGGAATACGTGGCCTAAGGGAGGCGGGAGGGTTCGCCCTCCCGGTAACGAGATGACGAAAATTACAGAACGCGGAATGATTTTCAACGCTGAGATGGTGCGGGCGATCCTGGACGGCCGGAAGACGCAGACCCGGCGCGTTGTAAAGTTCAAGCCAAGAGAGCCCGGTTTTAATCTGAACTTCAGCGGTCTCAAGCTCGGTCATTACCGCACAGGCGATGCTTCAAGCGGCTATGTGCTCGCATCTCGCGGCGCTATGGGTTGCTGGAATGATAAGACCTTCCCTGCGCATTGCCCTTACGGCCAGCCCGGCGATCGCATCTGGGTGCGGGAAACGTTTCGGGTACATAGCCGGGCAACTGATCTTGCCACTCTGGTTTATAAAGCCAGCGAACGCCAAAGCTGGACTGAGCAAACACACCGCGTGCCAGTTTCTGTATGCAATAAGCCAGCGGTCATCGAAAAGTGGACGCCATCCATTCACATGCCGCGCTGGGCCAGCCGCATTCTGCTGGAGATCACCGATGTGCGGGTCGAGCGGTTGAACAGCATCAGCCAAGCAGATTCGATTGCCGAGGGCGCGCCGCCGAGTCATCCGTCAATCGACGTTGTATCGCGGCAGTTTGGTTACCCTGATTTTTCCCGGTCATGGTTCGGCCAGACTTGGCAGTCCATCTACGGCGACGACAGCTGGCAGGCCAACCCTTGGGTCTGGGTGATTGAATTTAAGCGTATCGAAGGAGCCGGCCATGCGACTGATTAACCGCAGCACACAGTCACCGCTCGCGCGCCAGGCCTGCGACATCGCCCTGGCGGCCCATCAGGAGCGCTACGGCAACTACGGGCGAAGCCGGATGAAAGAGACGTACACGGTGCGGGTGGAAGGCGTGAAGGTCTGGGTGGAGGTGGTGAACCGTAAGGCGAGCTACGTGGCCACGGCGATGACCGGCATGCGCCGCCTGCGATCCTTACCCGGGCAGGCCGCCTGATATTGAAATATCACCCTATCGGGCTTTGATGGCTCATATTAATCAAACTGGAGGTTTACATGGGGCAACTCGTTAGCTTAGAGGACTGGGCCTCCGGTCCAAACGGCTTTAAGCAACCACCATCCAGAGCGTCACTGCACAGGATTGCAAAAACAGGACAAACAATCCCAAGGGCGCTGAAACAAGGCCGGCGGTGGGTTATCGATGAAGAGGCCAAATTCATCGGTTTGCTCGCATCGCCGGTTCTACCACCACGCATGCCGAAAGCGGTGAAGACGCTTATGGAGCGAGTAATTAATGGCAGCCAGACCACGTAATCACAGGGTTGATATCCCAAATCTCTATTGCAAGCTGGATAAGCGCAACAGCAAAACCTACTGGCAATACCGGCATCCCTTAACCGGCCAATTTATCGGTTTTGGTACCGATCAGGAGGCGGCCAGACTGGCCGCCACTGAACTGAACCGCCTGCTGGCGCAGCAGGAAGCGGCACAGTCGTTTGCCCTGATCGATATGGTCAGCCATAAGAAGGTTAACTCAAAGAAATCGATGCGGATGCGCGTATGGATCGAACGGTATTTGAAAATACAGGAAGAGCGGCTCAGCAATAAGGAGATAAAAAATAATACGCTTAAATCCAGAAGGACCTGCACCAACGTGTTGGCTGAAAGGATGCCTGACATTGGTATTCAGGAGGTCACCACCAAAATGCTGGCGTCCATTACCGACGAATATAAAGCCAGAGGCAAAGCGCGGATGGCGCAAACGCTCCGGAGTGTCTGGATTGATCTATTCAGAGAAGCGCAGCACGCAGGTGAAGTTGAGCCGGGATATAACCCGGCGCTGGCCACAAGAAAAGTCACTGTCCGAGTGACCCGTTCTCGACTGAACCTGGAAATGTGGAAAGTGATATTTGAAGCGGCCGGCAATATGGCGCCCTATGTCCAAAACTCCATGCTCCTGGCAGTGGTCACCGGGCAACGGCGCGGGGACATCGCCAAAATGAAGTTCTCTGATGTCTGGGATGGCCATCTCCATGTTGAGCAGCAAAAGACGGGAGTGAAACTGGCTATACCTCTCTCGCTACGCTGCGAGATGTTGGATATCACTCTGGCGCAGGTGATTAAGCGATGCAGGGATCGGGTCGTAAGCCCCTGGCTTCTTCATCATGTGACATCAAGCGGTAATGTTAAGGCGGGCGATCAGGTTGGCGAGAACAGCCTAAGCGTCTCCTTCAAGGTCGCGATCGATAGCACCGGCATTTCTGTAGAGGAAGGGAAAACAATGCCGACGTTTCACGAACAGCGCTCTCTATCCGAGCGTCTGTATGAGGAACAAGGCATCAACACTCAGCAGCTACTGGGTCACTCTTCAGACAGGATGACAGCTCAGTACCATAACGATCGTGGACTCGACTGGGTGAAAGTGAAGGTGTAG